TGAATGATTGGAAGATACAGAAAACGACACCTACCGTAGAGGAATGCAAGATCGAGGCCACCAAGAACGCCACGAGGCTTATCAATAACTTCTACGGGGAGAAGGATATCTATCTTTCCGGTATCAAGGAGATAATCGCCGTGGAATCAAGGTGCGAGGAATGGGTAACGGTAAACGGGGTGGACATCCCCCTGCCCTGCCACGCTAGGCTAGACTTGGCGATAAGGACGGAAAGCGGTCGGACGGTCATCATAGACCATAAGTCAAGGGCCAAGTTCACCGATGACGAGGAGCTAACGTTTACCTGCGGGAAACAGGCGATGACCTACGTCAAGTGCTATGAGTCCCGCTTCGGGGAGAATGTTGACGAGGTATGGTTCGTGGAGAACAAAATCTCGAAAAACAAGGACGGCTCCTCCCAGTTGAAGAAATTCGTGATCAATCTCGATAACGACACGAGGAAGCTTTACGAGGCCATATTGTACGAGCCGCTAAAAAGGATGATAGAGGCCGTGTCCGATCCGGATTACGTGTACATGATCAACGATAGCGACAACTTCGTGGACAGGGCCGAGCTTTATAATTTCTGGGCCAAGACGCTGATAGCGGAGGTCGATGATTTCAACGTGCCCGAGTCAAAGAAGGAATTGATATCGAAGAGACAGAAAAAAATACGGGACGCTTCCCTTGGATCGGTAAACCCCAAGGTAATATCCGAGTTCAAGAGGAACGCTTCCTCATTCATTCAATATGATTTATCCAATAGTAATATGACAAACAGCGAGAAAATAGAGCATATCCTACGGACATTCGGGGTGATCGTGAACGTGGCCAAGGAGATTAACGGGTACTCGTCAGACACGTATCTGCTAGAGGTATCCGCTGGGACAAAGATCACGACAGTGATGAAATACAAGCTAGACATAGCGAACGCGCTGGACGTGCCATCCATAAGGATGGGTAACGAGCTTATGGTGTATGAGGGAAAATCCTACCTCTCCATAGAATCACCGAAGAAAAGAACCAAGTCCTTGTACTGGGACAAGAAGTATATCGACGGCATGAGGATTCCCATAGGAACGGATAACTTCGGAAGGCTCGTGGTGTGGGATCTCGATAACAACTCCACGCCTCACGCCTTGATTTGCGGAGCTACCGGTAGCGGTAAATCCGTGTGTATCATATCCACGATAGAATACGCCCGCTTAGCCGGTATCCGGGACATCGTAATTTTCGATCCGAAATACGAGTTCTGTAATTATTCCTCCGAGAAATACATAAAGGTCTATAATGATATAGAAGAAATAGAGGCCAAGATGAAAGAACTCGTACAGGATATGCAGGAAAGGGCTAAATCGAGGGCATCATGGAAAACGCTGGTGGTGTTCGATGAGTTCGCCGACGCGGTAGCGTCCTCCCGATCGGGAACGGAACTTGACATAAAGGAAATGGTCAAGGTTGGCCAGCGAAAGAACGCCTTCGGGTTCCTCGAGCCTAAAATGGAACTACGCACGGTCGGTCGTGAAAAGTCATTGGAGGAGAATCTGAAGATGTTGCTACAAAAGGGACGATCGCTTGGGTTCCGGATCATGGCGGCTACGCAAAGAGCGTCGGTTAACGTGATCACGGGAGACGCTAAGGTGAATTTCCCCGTACAGATATGCTTCCGTGTACCTAAGGAGATTGACTCCAAGGTTGTCCTTGACGAGCCGGGAGCCGAGACGTTGGGCGGCATGGGGGACGGACTAATGAAATCTCCCGAGTATCTAGGTATCGTGAGGTTCCAAGGTTTTTATAAAAAATAACGGCCATGGTTAAAAGGTACCAGCTATCCGAGTCTTTCATTAAAACACTGTCCCGCCATCTATCAGTTATCCTAGAACACGTGGATTCCAAGGGAAGACCAAGGATAGCTGATACCGTAAGATTAGCCAAAAAGGATCTAAAGAAACTCGAGAAAATAATCCAAGATGAAAGAACTGATATTCTGCCTCAATGAGGCATGTTCTAAAAGACATTGCCTTTGCCATCAACGGCAGAGGTATTGGACAGACCCGTCTAAAAAAGAAGGGGAAACTGTGAGGCCGGAATCGGCCTTACTTGACGGGAATACTCCTTGCAAAGGGTATGTCCCACAATACGAAAGAAGAAAATATAATATTAAATATTAATGATATGGGAAAGAGAAAAGAAGGTTCTTACAACTTTGACAAGAACGTACAAATGTTTTTGGCTTGCGCAAAGGACGATAACCGTCCCGCTATGGAATGCGTATATTTCAAGGGAGATTGGGCCTACGCCAGTGACGGACGTATTATCGTTAAAAACAGGATATCCGAATGCTCAAACCTTGACGAAGCCATGATACAGGCGTTAGACGGCAAATTGCTGCATAGTCTATTTTTTAAGGACATGTTGAAATATGATGACATCCTTATCTCTGATGACGGAATAGAGTGCCATAAGAAGAATGACAAGGCGTTCTTCTATTTCGCGGATGAGAACTTAAAATATCCAGACGCAGAGAAAGTGATACAAAATCATCTGGCAAAACCCAGCGTTCCGCTTCCTCAAATATCCTTTAACATGGGCTTATTCGACATAATGAGGAAAGCTTTATATGAATGCGATCAATGCACGGCTACTTTCAAGGGCGTTAACGATGCCATCATTTTTGACAGCATGGTAGAAGACGTAAGCAGTATCGGATTAATCATGCCTTTATACAATGAGGCACTAAACCAACAAATATGAGAAATTTTATCAACAAACATTGGGTATTGATATTGGCCATAGCCTTTATTCCGGTAGGGAACAGAGTTTTTAACCATGTTGACGCATGGATAGGAATAGTCATTATGTTAACTAGTTCATTATTTATAATTTATAAACTATTTAATTTTATCAAGAATGAAAAGGACAAGTTTTAAGTTTTTTACTATAGCGATAATCGCTATGGTATTTTTATCCTCTTGTGAACGTGTAGCACCTAATTACGCTGGGGTATTGATGGAAAATTACGGGAAACAAGGAAAGGATGATTTCAAGGTCGTATCGGGCAGGGTTTCAACTTGGGAATGGGGCACGGAATTATTTCAAGTCCCGCTATTCGACCAACGAGGCGAGTTCGGAAGCCCTGTCACGTTAAAAGCCGCAGACAATACGGAGTTTAACGCACGCCCCACTTACTCCTACAAGGTCATCAAAAACAGGGCAATAGACGTTGTTTTCGATAACAAGCACATAGACAAGGCCGATACGGAATCAGGCAAAGACGGTTTCATGCAATCATTGGAGGATAACATACTAGAACCTCGCATCTATGACCTGATCAAGGAGGAAAGCCGTAAACATAAGACCGACAGCTTAATGGCAGACGGAGGTTCGCTTCTTTTTGAGAAACGCCTTGAGCAGATTGTAGATAAGGAATTCGAGAAAAGAGGTCTTCAATTACTCACATTCTCGGCGCAATTAGAGTTTTCCAAGGCGGTTCGCGAGAAAATTGATAGTAGGAATGAAGTTAACACCAATATTTCGGTTTTAGACCAGCAGATAGCGGAGCAACGGAAACGCAACGAGTTGGAGCAATTGAAAACGGAACAAGCGTTAATCACCTCGAGAGGATTGACTAAAGAAATTCTTTATAAGCAGTTTATCGACAAATGGGATGGTCGTACCCCCATTTATGGAGCGATACCCGATTTAATAAAGATTCAGAACTAAGGATATTAATATTAGAGTGTGTTTTTCATGGTATTAGATTTAGTTTTTATTCCCGCCGTCCGTGAGGATACGCGGGGATTTCGGGCGGTAAGTATTCCGGGATGAAACGTTACGGAGTGCGCATGACGTAAAGAGGCCGGTTCGATCCCGGCACCGTCCACGAATAACAAACATATAATTATGGAAACAATACAGAATTTAGATCACTTGACAATGGCCATATACCTTATCACCGCAATACTAGGACTGATCGCATTGATATTGGCCGTATTCTTACTAATAAACGATAAAGAAAGGAGGAATTCGTGGGAAAGAAAAAACATGATTTAGTGATAGCCGTTGACCCGGACATAGATAAATCCGGTATATGCGTACTGTCTCCTTCAACGAGACAGCTAATTCTAAAGAGCCTCCCCTTCCCTGTGTTGGTCGATTTCATAAAGGAGGCAAGAGAGAGATACAAGGGGGTAGACATAGTGGTCATTGTCGAGGCCGGATGGCTTAACGAAAAAAGCAACTACCATAAGGCTAGGGGTAAATCCGGCGAGAGGATAGCCAAGTATGTAGGTCGTAACCAGCAAACCGGGATATTGCTTCTCCAGATGTGCGAGCACATAGGGATTCCCTGCGAGGAGGTAAAGCCTTTGACCAAGCATTGGAAAGGGGACGAGGGCAAGATAACCCATGAGGAACTCTCCTACATAGTCGGTCCCTTGCCTAAGAGAACGAACCAAGACCAACGTGACGCTACGATTCTGGCTTGGTGGTACGCCGATCTACCAATAAAAATAAAGACTTGGTGATATGGCGAAGAAGAAAGACGAGCAAGAAAAGGTGAAATGTGGCGATTGCGCCAACGGACATCCTCACAAGGGGCTATGCGTTTGGTGCATCATACATGACGCTGGACGGGTAGCTAACTCCACGAGATTTTGTAACACTTTTAAAAAGAGATAACATGGATATAAAGAAAATGTCAAACAGGGATCTCAAATATGGCATAGACCGATGCAACGCAAGGTTGGCCGGGATAATGCCAATGGGATACATGGACAAGGAACGATGCCTTCAGGCGTTGGAGCAATATAGGGAGGAATTGTATAATAGAGGAATAATATATTGATTAATAATATAAAAATATAGAAAGACATGAGCACATTTATGAAATTTATATCAGAGTCTGAGCCTTGTGTAGCATTAGAGGTAAGTCCTTTATGTGAATCTGATGAGTGCATAAGTTTTTTCATATCCGAATATTCGGACTACATGACCAAGAGTGTCGAAATAAGTAAGGATGATATTAGAAGATTGATAAAGTTCCTAGAAGAAGAATTGGAAAATGCCGACAACTGATATGGATAAAGGATTTATCATGTTATCTCGTAAATTATTTTCCCACAGAATATGGAAAGCATCCCGGACTTTTAGCGAGTGCGAAGCGTGGATAGACTTGATACAGTCAGCACGATTTGAGGCAACGCAGCTTACGGCTAGTATCGGAGGTAGGGAAATAACATACGGAAGAGGACAATATCCGGCATCCATAAGTTTTCTTTCCCAAAAGTGGAAATGGAACTCAGATAAAAAGGTTCGAAATTTCTTGGATATGCTAAAAAAGGACGGAATGATAACAACAGACGCGTCCCAAGGGATGAATGTTATAACGCTATGCAATTATGACTTATACAATCCTATAAATATATCCAAGGGCGAGGATAAGGGCAAGGGTAAGGGCATAGATATAGAACAAGAAATCAAAGACTTAAAGCTATCTTTGGGCAAGCTAAGGGCAAGCCTAGGGGCAAGCGAAGAAAATGAAGGGCAAGGTAGGGGCAAGAATAATAATAAAGATAATAATAATATACCCCCTACCCCCAAATCGGGGGACACCGTCACTCCCGTTCCGGACGCGGGCGATAACTCAGAAAAGGTAAAAACATGGAAAGATGATTTCAACATCTATTTGGATTTAGTCCGTAGCGCATATAAGAGCATATGCGACGATCCAAAGATCATGGAGACCCAACAAGCCTATTATCCCGGCGTAAATATAAAACTATCTCTCGAGAAGGCTTGCACAAATTTCTGGGCAACGGATGCCGGATGGAAGCACAAGAAAAAAAGCAGGGCTAAAGAGATTGACATGAGAATGACATTGATTAACGCAATAGACAAAAACAAGGTTTATTATGGCAAGAACGAGCATCGCACAGACCTCACTTACATCGTCCCAGATTGACGGGAAACTACCTCCCCAAGCCAAGGAGATAGAGCAGATAATACTGGGGGCTTGCCTCATAGAGAGCGACGCTTTCGAGAAAATCGCCTCGGAACTATCTGAGGCCGATTTCTACGACAAGAGGAACCAATCGGTATTCAAGGCCATATCCGGGCTATACAAGGAGAGAAAGCCCATAGACATGATGACGGTCACCCAAGCGATGCTGTCATCCGGAGATCTCGAGAGTATAGGGGGGCCGATCTACATAGCCTCCCTTACCTCCAAGATTGGATCATCGGCCCATATACTGGACCACGCGATGATAGTCAAGGAGCGATCCATACAGAGGAAAGGGCTGGTGATAGCCAATGAACTTGAGAACGCTATCTATTCCAACGAGGATATAGGTGACGTACTGCACAAGGCCATAAACGGCTCAGAGAGCCTCATGGAGGAGCTTATCGGGAAGTCTAATGGCGAGCATATATCCAAGGCTCTTAAAGGCTCCATGGACGGTTTATACAAGCGTGTGGAGATGGCTAGGAAAAACATCCGGTCTGGTGTAGACACTGGGCTTCACGACCTGAATAAGATCACTAACGGCTGGCAACCGGGAAACTTGGTGATAATAGCCGCTAGGCCCTCCATGGGAAAGGCTCTAAGGATGGATGCCAAGGTATTGACACCTTCAGGATGGAAACTGAACAAGGATCTTGCGATAGGCGACCAAGTTTGCTCCGTAGACGGGGCTGAATCACGTGTGACCGGCATATTCCCGCAAGGACATGTCAAGACATACATGGTCGAGTTCTCGGACGGTCGCAAGATCGAATGCTGTGGCAGCCACTTGTGGAGCGTAATATCTTCCAAGTTCAACGCCAAGGCCGAAAGGGTCGTATCTACCCTAGAGCTTATGGACTTGATAAGCAAGGAAAGATATTCCGGCAGAATAAGCATTCCTCGTTTCTCCGGGATATTCGGAGAAAAGAAAGATTTCGTGATCCACCCATATCTCATGGGAGTCTTGCTAGGAGATGGAGTCTTGAGCAAGGGGGTTAGCTGGTGCAAGCCGGACAAGTTCATCGCTGATAAGATCCAAGGTATGGTCGACTACGATGTTATCGTGTCGGATGATCGCTTCCTAGTGACCAACAAGGAGAACAGGAAGGTCAATAAATACCTGTCAGAGCTAAAGAGCCTAGGATTGTTGAATGTCCATTCCTACGAGAAGTTCATCCCGGACATGTACATTGACGCATGCAGGGATCAAAGGGTTGAGCTGTTGAACGGTCTTCTCGATACAGACGGGGATATAGACAAGAATGGGGCTATATGCTACAACACCACGAGCGCTAAATTGGCGAGAGGCGTACAAACACTTTGCTGGTCTTTAGGATATAAATGTTCCTTGAGAGAAAGACGCTCATTCCTTTATGGCGAGCGGAAAAGGAACAGTTTCAGGCTCGTGATCGTAGCGGACAATCCTAGGGAATGCTTCACGCTCCCAAGGAAATTCAACAGAGTGAGGCCAGACCGGAGGAACAAACCTTTGACCGTGATGTCCGTGACACCGACCAACCGCAGGGTTGAATGCCAGTGCATATCGGTATCGCATGAGAAGGCCTTGTACATAACGGACGACTACATAGTCACCCACAATACCGCCGTGATGCTTCACTTGGCCAAATCAGCGGCAAAATCCAACACGCCCGTGGCTATATTCTCGCTTGAAATGTCCGACATAAGCTTGGCCAACAGGTTGATCCTATCCGAGTGCGACGTAGATCCGGAACGGTTCAAGTCCGGGTATATGACAAACGAGGAGATCAACAAGGTAGAGACGGCAGTCAACGAGCTTTGGAGGCTCCCGATCTATGTCGATGACAACCCGTGCGTTACGATGGATTACATCCGCTCACGATGTAAGATACTGAAGAAGCAAGGCAAGTGCGGGATCATCATGGCCGACTATCTCCAATTGGCGGAGAGCGGGGAACGGGAAGGAAACCGTGAGCGGGAGGTAGCCAAGATGTCAAGGACCGCCAAGATCACGGCGAAGGAGTTAAAGGTTCCCTTCTTGCTCTTATCCCAATTGAACAGGGGAAACGAGGCCAGACCGGACAAGAAACCCCTCCTATCCGATCTTAGGGAATCCGGGGCTATCGAGCAAGACGCTGATATCGTAATGTTCATTCATAGACCGGAGTATTACAAGATCGAGGTCAAGGACAAGAACGGCAACGTAGAACGCAATTACGGAGAGTTGATCGTGGCCAAGAATAGAGATGGGGCCACTGGATTAGTAAAATTTAAGCATAATGACGGCATGACCAAGTTCTACGATTACGGGAGTTGTGACAAGGACATGCCATTTTAAAAACAGATCATGGAAATAACAGAGAGATTGAGAAACACCCCTACCGGCTTTGTTATCCAAGTCGGGACAAACAGGGTGCAAGTCAAGCGCTTCGAGGCAATATACCAAGGGAAAGCGGTCGTATGCAGGGGATGCCTGTTCCGGGGCGATGGAGCTAGGGATTGCGAATACAGCAAGGCTTGCATGGCCCATCTGAGGCCGGATCACGAGTCGGTGGTGTTCGCTAAAACAAATAAGGTTTAATCATTCATCATAGTTGAAAACTGCATTCATCTATGATGAGAGCAAAGAAAGAATATAAAATTACATGAGAACACCAATCACATATTATGGAGGCAAGCAAAACTTGTCCGAACGCATTGTATCAATGATGCCTAGGCATAAGATATATTGCGAGCCATTCTTTGGAGGAGGAGCGGTATTTTTTGCGAAGCCTAAAGCAGGCATAGAAGTGATCAATGACAAGAACGACTTGTTGATAAACTTTTTCAAGGTCTGCCAGTCCGCATCCAAATTTAAGGAGTTACGTGAGAGAATCCGGTTATCGCTACACTCCGAGTCTGACTACATTAGGGCTAGGAACATTTATCGAGGACGATCTGAGGTCTCGGATGTAGACAAGGCTTGGGCCGTATGGATCATGGCAAATGAGTGCCATTCTGGTAGCTTGTATGGAGGATGGAAATTCTGTAACGGTACCGCCGGGACACACTTCGGGAAGGTTTTCAGGAATAAGCGTGAGGAGTTCAACGAGAAATTGTACGATCGCCTATCAGAGGTGCAGATTTCCTGTAGGGACGCGTTGAAAGTTATCAAGAACAGGGATAGCGTTGATACGTTATTTTACCTTGATCCTCCTTATCCCGGGGCGGTTCAAGGTCATTATTATGGTTATGGGGAGAATGACCTTGCGGATCTGCTAGATATTTTGTCTAGGATCAATGGCAAATTCATTCTCAGCAATTACTGGACTGACACCTTACGCTCCTTTGTCAATGAAAACAAATGGAACCATAAGGAAGTAAAAGTCACCACTCATACGGCCGTTCACTCTCGGATAAGGGAGAGTACGGAGGTTTTGGTATATAATTACGAGATTGAGAAAACATTGTTTTGATATGAGAAAAATAAGGGATATAGATATTCCAGAAAAAAACAAAATGGATAACATATTCACGATTTGCTATTCAAGGCAGGAAGCCAATGAGATCGGACATTTCATTATGAGCAAAGGATACGAAGGCGTTCAGAATGACAGCTATAGATATTGTAATCTAATGATTCAAGCAACGTTAAAAGAAGCCGTGAGACATCATGAGAATTGTATATATATCGGTGTTAGCGGATGCCAAATGATTGTATCCAGAACAAAAAGAGGGCTTAGAAGAAAGGGACTCAAATATATAGAGAAGAAACGGTTGTTTTACAATTTATTAAAGAATTATAGATTAACAATTAAATCCAAATTGACATGAAAGCGAGAATAAGAAAGACTGGGGAAATCGTTGATGTTATCGCCTTCAAATCTTCCGAAGCCTGTCCTAAAAAGGATTGGGTGCGCTATGTGGATTCCGAGGGGCTTGATCTCATACAGGAACTCAACGCTCTAGAGGATCTAGAGGTTATAGATAAGACGGAGGATAAAGCCGTTGATTGGGAACAACGCAGATATGAGATTGCAAAAGAAATGATGGCAGCGTTTCTTAGTAATTCAAGCAGAGAAGTCTATGAAGGCGCTTTTAAAACACAAGCAGAATATGCCGTAGCTTTTGCCGATGCGCTCATAGCGGAATTGAAGGAAGGAGGTGAATCATGAGAAATAAAGAACTAATCGCTCTATTACAAGAGCAAGACCCGGAAGCGGAGGTAATGATCCGCACGTCCGACGATCAATATTACTACGATTTAGTGGACGTGTTCACGGATAAGGATGGGGATGTCATAATACAGGAGGGGTAAATGTGGATAATAAGGAATATTTTAACAACGAATTATAATATGAATCAAATTTGCACGAATAAAAAACAATCATCACGCCTGTTAGAGGCCGGGGTGAGACCGGATACGGCAGACATATATTTGGATGAATTTGAATTACCGGTCGCATTTGAATATGGCAGGGTTGAAAATCATGTGGATCAAGATATGGCATTCCCGGCTTGGTCTCTATCCAAGCTGATAAACATGCTTCCTGCCACGATTTCACAACGCAACCGACCCGATTTAAGTTTGGAAATCACAAAAGATAGCGTGTATTGGTTCATCCAATACACAGAACTGGGATACGACTGCAAGCATGAGGTTATGAAAAAGAATGTCTTAGATGCTGTTGTGAATATGATTGAATGGCTTATCAAGGAAGGATACCTTGACAAGAAATACCTAACAGATAAATGCGGTGATTGCCGACTTATCGAGGATGAAGACGCAAACGGGGGCGCTTGGTGCGCTTTCCATCAAAAAACGGTAAGGTGTGATAGCAAGGCTTGTAAGGATATTTTAGAGAAAGGAGGATCAAATGCGTGAGATTAAATTCAGAGGGAAGAATCTTAATACTAAAGAGTGGGTGTATGGAGATTTATTGCAATGGAATGATGGAGAAACAGCTATTGGTGTTCATGGACAATTCATTGATGATGGTTATCATTTTAATGAAAACTATGATAAAACACCTTATGTTGATGAAACTACCGTAGGCCAGTACACAGGCCTAAAAGACAAGAACGGAAAGGAGATTTACGAGGGGGATTTAATAAAAGCTCCAAGCGGACGTATTTATGCCGTTATATTCTCAACATGGAAACATGAAGAGAAAAGAGAGTTTCCCAAAGTAATTGACTTGTATGAACATACAGGATGGTGCATATCCCTAGATGGGGTTAATCCATGTGAACTGCTAGACTTTGAGGTGTGCCAAGGAAGTGTTATTGGGAATGTTTATGACAATCTCGAATTGCTGAAAGGAGGATCAAATGATTAAGGCAATACTACCCGCAGTCATTATGCTTTCAGTAATATTCATATTATCCTCCGGAATGACAATACAGTTTAAGCCTTTCCATATATCTTTTTCCCAACCCTTCTTCGGCCTAGGACTCATATTGATGATAATAGGATTTATGTTATGCTTAGGTTCTTTTTATTTCAAGGGCCGTGATAGTATGGGATATAACAAGGGGTTTGAAGCAGGATGCGAATATGTGATAGGTTTAATTAAAAAAGAAAATAAATATGAGCAAGATTGATATGAGACAGACAGTAGAAGAAGCGGCTCATCTCTTCGCTGAAAGCAGGAGTAGCGGTAGTGTATTCCCTGCATATTACCACGGTTTTATAGCAGGTGCCGAATGGCAGGCAAAACAATCCCCGTGGGTAAGCGTGAAGGATCGGCTACCGCCACCCGGAGAAGAGGTTCTGTTATTTGATATAAATTCTATAAGACATCTTGTCTTAGGCTGGTTAAGAGAGAATAAAGGATATAATAAAAGTATGTGGGCTTTGTCAAATGGTCATGTTGATGATGAAGACATTACACACTGGATGATAATACCTGAAAATTATGGATAATTCAATAAAATGCCCATTCTGTCATTCGACTAGATACATAAAGGGATCTTTTCTCTGTGGGTTATATAATTGCAAATGTCTAAATTGCGATAAGTTATTTCTGGTCACGGTAAATGATGGTAAAAATATTTATATGATCGAGAAACGTAGCAAAAATGAATAGTATTAACCGAGCCTTCATGGGAAGGCTCATAATTTAAATAACATGTGCGTACTTATTTACGACGGGGATGTAGAAATACAATCCCCTAAACAACTAGAGGATCATTTCCCGCAAATCACGAAAATGATCCCAGCGGAAGGGTATGACAATATCATACCGGAATCTTGCCTGTGCCAAGTGGACATAGAGAATACTCTTGATAGTGCCGGAATAAAGTATATTGAAGATTGCGGGGACTATATAATCATTAATTCATGGGAATAAGCCAAATTGTCCGGGACGAGAGAGGATTGAAAAAGCTTCTTCGATCGTCCACTGGATTAAAAGTATTCGAAGCTAGGTACGTCGGATGTTACAACGGATTTATAAGCTTGTCAGACGAGGCGATACTAGACAAAGCCCATATCACTTTTTACAGGGGAAACTGGGATTGTAATAATGGAGGAATATACAAAATATGTATTTATACCCCTTCCATTGGGAACAGGGCAAATGTACCATACATCCAGTCTATCGTGCGTAAGATAACTAATGCCTTGGATATCCGCTTCGGAAAAGATGGATGGAATGAGTGTAACCGATCATTGCTTGAACGATGGAGACCGTTAAGCAGATTCTCGTTCTATTTGCAGTTGCCTAATTTCAGAGATATCATAACAGGCACATCAAGGCCATCTAAATGCAATAGGTTTTGATCAATATGTCAAAACCTATTACTTATATCATATAATTTTATCGCAAAAAATGGAACAGCAAGATATTTCATTATCCTATGGGATACACCGTTCTCCATCTATTGGAAACGAGGGGGAATTATCAGAATGCGTGAATCTGATACCAAAGAATGGCGAACTGGTGAATATACAGCCTCCAAAAGAACTAGGCATAACCCTTCCGGAAGGATCGATACTTATGTACGTGCATCGGACAAAGGATCTCCTTCACTATATCTTTTTCCAGACGAATGTTTTACGCTATGCGGATACGGACGGAACGACCCATCTTATTGGAGCGAACCAATATGACAAAATTCCCAAAGCTATCACGTCCATAGGAAACACCTTGATTGTAATAAGCGAAGATCCTATAAGATATTTACTTTGGGATGGAGAGTTTTATAAGGAATTAGGAGATAAGCCCCCCTTCCCTATCCTGTCATTCGGATTGGTAGGATCATTGGATAAGACCGAACAATTGTCCGTATCCGTTGATCCGCCCTATGATGGAGCCTTTACGGAAGATCAACTATCAACTATCAGTAATTCCGTGATGGGATATGTCTCAAAATTTATCAGGGAGAGAAGTGTAGATCGAGGCATGTTTATATATCCGTTCTTTATTCGTTACGCTTATAGACTATATGACGGAACGTCTTACATGCAATCAGCCCCGATACTGATGATACCATCGTCCGGAGTAACTCCTCACGTTCCATTTACTATTGACGTGGACACAGAGGATTTTGACGCAAAGATCATTGTAAACTTCATTATATCCTCAGTGGTATGCTCCATTAATTACAAAGTCAGCGGAATGGGGAATCAAAGGGAATGGTGGAAGGACATAGTTAAAAGCCTTGATATATTCATAACGCCGCCAATATACACCTTTGATTATTATGGGGAGATTAATAGGGCACAAAAAATATCAGACGATAACGGTTTCGGGGTGTACTCTATAGGTGGAGGATATTACAACAGGCATACATTCGAGGAAGCCTTGTCCATAGCCCTGCCGGGATCAGGTTATACCGATCAACTCGTCTTACCCGGAAAGGCCATGGATAATAAGGTGCCGGATAATTCATTGTTTTACAAAGTAGCAAGCATAGCGTATGAGGACTTGTGCGGTTATAACGGGGGTGAAAGACGCTCTCTAACTTTAGAGGATAATGTGCTGGGATCGTTGCAAAATCGAGAGCAACTTGTTGACGCGGACGGGTACCAGAATTTAGATTGGCTAATACCTGATTATTCCTATACTTATAACCAGCGGTTAAATATAGCTAATATAAAAAGGATACTATTTGACGGTTATCCTCCGGAGTCCATGGTAACGTACAACGACGGTAGCAGCACGTTGAGCATAAAGGTTTTCATAAGAGAAGGAGAAAAGGATATCGTCGTTCAAACATCCTCCTCATATAACCTTGGTATCAATTTGCATTACCTATATTACCCCAACGCTAACGCATACAAGATGGTGATAACACGAAACTCGGACGGATACCAAGCGATCGTTACCCTCTCTCCGCATAACACGCTGAACGGGGCTTACTATTTCGACTCATACGCCCCGATCATATTTAAACCGGGCAGCGATAGCACACCAATATCAACGGACAAGTCGGTCAATATGCCAAACAAGATATATACGTCCGAGGTCAATAACCCGTTTTATTTCCCGTTGGCAGGAATAAACACGGTGGGAACCGGTGAGATCGTAGGTATCCGATCCACCACGAAAGCGCTGTCCCAAGGGCAATTCGGGCAGTTTCCCTTATACGCTTTCTCTTCCGATGGGATATGGGCCTTGCAATTATCGGACGCGGGATTGTATTCCTCCATCCAACCTATAAGCAGGGATGTTTGCAATAATCCGGATAGTATCACGCAACTGGATTCCTCGATAGTATTCAGTACCGAGCGTGGCCTTAAATTATTGCAAGGCTCCGATATCAGCCTTTTATCGTCATCGTTGGAAGGAGTAAATATTGATGAGACATTCTTTAATGTCAACCCGGATTTTAGCGATCTTTTCATCCCGGACACGGAAACTTTCGTAGAGACATTGCGAACTTGTAAAATTGCCTATGATTATACGAATTCCCTATTGCATATTTATCCCAAAGGGACTAGAAAGCATTATGTATATTCTTTGGATACCGGGGAATTCTCCACTTTCGTAGGGGAAGAGGTCAAGGCCATGGCGCAAGATTATCCAAGCTCGGTAGTGCAAATAGGTAACGCCTTGTACTCACTGGAAAAATATGTCTCGGAAGATACCAGAAAAGGCATAGCGATCACACGTGCCTTGACGTTAGGAGATCCTTTCTCTTTGAAGGTACTAGTCGATCTTAGGACGTTGGGTTTACGAAAGGATGAGTCCTCAAAAATCAAGATAGCCGTATTCGTAAGCGCGGATAGGAAAAATTGGTCTCGGCTTAAATCTCTTAGGCAAAGGGCTTTTAAATACTATCGGCTCGTTTATTTCTCAAACCTATATGATTTAGATACATTATCAGGAACCAGAGTAAGATTCGAGACTAGAAGGGATTGGAGGATGCGTTAAAGTACCCCTCGGCCTAGCCGGGGGTATATGTCATTTTTTTTGCTTGTAACTGGCCGCTACCTTCAACAACTCAATAGCGGAATTAGTGTTTTTAGCGTCCTCGAACTTTATAGAGGATACCTTTGGTACCACGAACTCACTAGCCTTTAAATAAACAGCGCATTTATCCTTATCCTTTAGCTTGAGGAAAGCTTTCTTGAACTCTTCCTGATTGTCGATTACGAAATCACGGAAAAAATTCTTTATCTCCGTGTTCTTATTCCGGGTTCCCTTCTCCCTTCCTCCCATCTTCATGTGACCATTCTCAAAACCTTTTCCCATGATCTATAATCTGAAATAAACATCCTTAACCCGTGTCTCCCTTGCCTCGTTTATGATATTTCTTCTATCCACCTCCTTTTGAGAGGCGTACATCTGTACCCTAGATGGATCTACCATCCTATACCAAAAAGATAATACGCTATCAACCACGAAACGGTGGATATAAACGGCCAATCTCCTCGGATCCCCACGCCATCCTCTTTCCATCACCAAGTTTATGATCCATTCCCTATCATCCTTCACCTCGTCCGTTACGGCGCGGCTCTGAACCCAAGGTGAAAACGCCCGTAAATGGCCGGTAGCCTCCGACAACGCATCATTCACTTGACGAAACATCCAATCCGCCGTTTCCTCTGAGGTCTCCAGCCCAGCTCTTTCCTTTCCGGGAAGGCCCGATACATCCCCAACCTTCCATGTCTCGAAATCCACGTCATACTCAATCTCGCACCTCAATAGCGTTATCGTTAACTCAAATCCACGCATATCGACACGTGGCTGTATGATTTTCCTGTCTCTCATATTTCTCCTGTTTCTATAATGACATCATCAACAATGACATCATCGATATCCTTAAACGGCTTCCTCTTGCACTTTCGCGGGGCTTTCCTTGAATAGGCGGTTTCCTCTATCATGGACGCTATACCCTTTAACTCCTCCTCTAGCTTTCCGGCTAGTTCCTCAAAGTAAATCAGGCACCAATTCCAAAGGACGAACCACACCACGTATTTATGGGCCAAGGTCGCCAATGACTCGCTATCATATCCTCCACGACGATCCTTCATGCGCAACACCCAATTCCCGGCATCAGTATCCAATGAGTCATCCGAATCGACGGGTATATCCTCCAAGATACCGGACAAGGAAACCTTCAAGGTCGCCACTGCCTCCTCTATCTTGCGTCTTATAAAAGTATCATCGGACTCGTTATCATCGGACTGCGAGGAGAATCTTTTACCGGGATCCTCCTTTCTCATATCTCCCAGCCTCCATGTCCACTGGTCAATGTCATGCTTTAAATATGTCCAACCTAGATTTATGTCCATATCATGCTTTTTTTAATAGCGGGGGATTCTTCCTGTATATGTTCTTCACGCACATGACGGACATATCCTCCCACAAAGATTTATAAACCCCTATCCTATCAGGCTTTCGATCGGAAAGCCAACTCATCATGGAATAACCTACCAGAGCGTCCAACAGGTTCTCGTCCAGTTTCCTGTTGACGTTCCAACGTGTATCCTCCGTCCTGACCTCCCATACGAACCCTTTTTCCGAATAAGCGGAAGAGGTTATGATTTTGGACATGCCTTCCTCCAGCGACCTCGCCGCTTGTTCTATATATGTCCTTATAAGAGGTCTATCCTGTTCCGTTATCTTTATTTTTAGATATAGGCTTTCCCCGCTATCCCCGACGAGATCACGTCCCTCGAAGCTGGATAGCATTTCGCATTTATTTATCGCCTTTATATATTCAAACTCATATGTCATTTGTGATCCTTTTCTGGCAAAAATAGGGCTTTAGATATGATTATTTTGTTATTTTGGTTATTCTGACAAAACCAAGTCCTTTTATTCGATTTATTTGCGATTAAAAAGACCAATCATGAAACGACTTATTCCTAAATCACGGTTTTCCCGACGCCCCACGACGGTTGATAGCGTCAAGCACCGCATCAAGATATCAGGCACGGACAAGACCAACATACCTTTACTGTCTAGGTGCCAAAACGCTTGGGAAAACCTTAGCGATTTCAGGGCCACCCGTCTTCGTAATTTCCGTTACGTGTTCGGTGACCAATGGGGTGATATCGTGGTGGACAAGGACGGGAAAAGAACGAAGGAACGCGATAGGATAGCGAGGCGTACGGGAGGGGTCGCTTTGCAGAACAATCATCTTTTCAAGATCGTAAATACTTTGGCGGGGTTATACGCAAAGACCGCTACCCTTCCCGTATGTTTCGCCCGGCAGAAAGATGCGGATACCAAGTCACAGATGATGACGGACGCTTTACAGACCAACTGGGAAAATAACCTTATGAAAGATGTCCTCACCTCTGAGATGATAGAGTTTATTTGCGGTGGATGCGCCGTGGTAACGGAAGAATGGTCTAGCCATGACGATATAGAAGACAGCTACACCTACGTGGTCAACCCTTCCTATTTCTTCTATGAGTCGAAAGCCAATGATCCAAGGCACTGGGATGATTCCTTGATCGGGGAGATCCGTGACTATACATTAGGCGAGCTGGCCTCGGTATTAGCGGAGTCCGAGTATGATTACAGGCAATTGGAGGAGATTTACTCACCTTGGCTCAATCGTATGGAAAATCTGGGAACCCAGCAGACGGATCGTTTCATGGACGAGTCTTTTGACACGCCTCCCGCCGCCGACCTGTGCCGGACCTACCATGTTTGGACATTGGAGAATAAGCCTAGATACCGTTGCGTGGATATCATGGACACCGATGATCCTATATACAGGATAGAGCTTAGCGATCTTCCTGTTATCAAGAGAGAGAATGAGGATCGTATGCGTATGGGAATGTCACAGGGATTACCTCCGGAGGAGATCCCATTGATAGAATACACCTATATAATAGATCAATATTGGCATTTCCAAATGCTATCACCGGACGGACGTGTACTTACCGAGTATGACACGCCTTATGAATATAAGTCTCACCCCTATATTTACAAGCTACACTATTTGGTGAATGGACGGACAGTCCCTTTTATTTCCGTTATCATAGATCAGCAACGATACATCAACCGGCTGATCATGCTTAACGACTTGGCTATCCAATCAGCGGTAAAGGGAGTAAAGATGATCCCTAAAGACTCCGTTCCGGACGGGATGTCCAATCGTGAGTTCGCCGAGCAATTCGTTGAGATCGGATCATTCATTTTTTACGAGCCGTCCAAGAGCGGGAACAAACCGGAGGTCATAACATCGAACTCTACCAATATCGGTACCACGGAGCTATTGCAATTACAATTGAGTTTCATAAACGATATAACGTCCGTGTCGGAAGCCTTGCAAGGGAAAACCCCGTCGGGATCAACGGCGGCAAGCAGATACGCCATGGAAACACAGAACTCCACTACGTCTATCGCTACGTTACTAACCAAGTTCTCCACGTTCGAGGCCGAGATCGCTCGTAAAAAGATGAAAACGATCCATCAATATTATCAATCCCCAAGGAATATATCGATGGAGAGATCCGCGGGTTATGCCACTTATAATGAGTATGACCCGAAGACAGTCCAAGATATAGATTTCAAGGTCAACATCAAGGAATCCGCTGAATCTCCGGTAGCGAGAATGATGTTAAACGACTTGGTGAAGGAATTATGGATGGCCGGAGCCATTTCCGCAGAGCAAATGTTATCACTATCATATTACCCCGGATCAGACCAGATACTTCAGTCCATTCAATCCAACAAACAAGCGGTTGAGCAAGGTGGAAATATCCAAGGTATCCCATCGGATCAAATGAACGCGATCAACGGACATGTTGATCAAGATGCGCTCAATAAGGCACGACAAGCCTTGATGTCAGCATAGAGGATAAAGTGTAATGTGTAATGTCACTTTCTTTTCCCTTCTATGCTCATCAGGTACCTTATCCTAGCCTTAATCTCATGAAAGTTTATAGGCTCGAACGACAACGATTCTATAAGGCGGTCTATCTCCCGTCTTACAGAATCGTTTCTTTTCTTGTTATGTGATCGTGTCTTAGTCATCCATGGCACACATATAAATCCAGACCTTGCCTTCAGGAGCGTCATCGTCAAGGAAATAGAAATTTATAGCGTCCTCGATGATTTTCTTTTCAGCGTCATGGTCAAACCATTCCGAGAACTTCACCTCCTTGTCGTGCCAGTTCGCATTAAGAGCGACGTACACATCCCATATGTTAGCGTTGCCCGGTACGCTCATGCCTTTAGCGACGGCGGTTACTTGCTGGATGTTCCAGTGCTCACCCTTATCCTCCCCCGACTTGCCTTTATGGTGCATTGCCGCCACGTCCATCTTAGCGAAATGCTCATTATAATGAGGACCGCAAAAAACCTCATGTATATCACGTATGGCCTCGTCATACGTGTCGGGATCTTTCTCTTTTAGACACTCCATAGCCTCGTCCAGCTCGCATATGGCCTCCCACATCTTTTTCTCGGATACCATCCCTTTCGAATGATAGTCCTTCATCAATTCCTTGTATCTCATACCCTGTCATTTATTTTATTCTGTGAATATTGATTTCAGTTCCAGAAAATCCGCTTCCGTTATACGGATAGCGTTAGTGTCACCAAGGATAAAATTCATGAGTCCGTTATCTGGAAGCTCTATCAAGATGGAGCCTTCCCCGATCGTGCCTTTCAAGAAACCTTGCTCGAACTTGTAAGGTTTCATGCTCTTGAATACGTTCATAGCGTCATCGAATAACTCTTCCTTATCGTAATTGCCGTTCTCGTCAGCGACGAACATCATGAAACCCTCCACCTTATCGGTGATCTCCTTGTCCTTTTGCACGAGGATGTTGTGGACACCTCTTTTCAGATACTTGCCAAGGGGCTTGAAAGCCGTGTTACCGGAGACGAAAGAGTCAACCCTTTCCTCCGCCCATATCTCCACCGAGTTAATTAGCCTGCTTTTTAGCTCTAGAGCTTGTTGCTTTAGTTCCATATGACTCTTTCTTTAATTGTTCCACTTCCTCTCTCAAGGTATTGATAGCATACCCTTGTCTCTTGACCTTATCGATCAATTCGATAAGCATACCTTCCTCACGTGTCATTTTTTACCTCCTTTTCCGCTATTCTTCAATTTAAGGAAGTCGGCGTATGGCATATCGGCGTATTTGGCCGTGTACTCAGCGAACAACGCCATGTTCTTGTTAACCTCCTCTGAGGCCGATTTCTTTATCTTCTTGGCCATTCCCAACAATTCCTCCAAGGCGGCCTTGCCATCCTTGCTCTCCTCCACCAACGGACGCATGACGCGCATGTATTCACGGTTAAGGATAGCCATTACCTTCTGGTAGGACTGTTGATACTCCGGATTGTTATTGACCATTTCGAACTCGCTATCCGACATCTCGCTAACGAGCTTATCTATCTCGTCCCACACCGGATTACGGCTTTGGGCCTGTTGCGCAGAAGGGTTAAGCATACGTTGCTTCTGAATCTCCATCTGTTGCTGCGCTTGCTGGAGACGCTGAATGTTTGCTTCTATCTCGCTTATATTCGGATTATAAGGGTTGCTACCTAATACAGGGTCACTCCCCCCTAAAAAAACATTTGTCTGCATGATAATACTGTTAGTGGTTAAAAAAAGGAAAGCGGCAAGCGCCCCCTAGGGAGCACAAGCCACTAACTTTACCTTAAGCCGTAGGTGCCGGAGCGGATGCCGGGCATGAGCACGGATTGTAGCTAGGATAGCCTGTTACCGTAGGGGTATTTGGCAATACCAATTCTCCCGTGATCATACGGCTGGTTCTACGATCGGTGTAATTGACACTAGCCGTGAACGCCTTCTCGATCTCGCATTGAAGCAACTTGTCTTGGTAAGGACGAATCGCCGAACCTACAGCCACCTGACACCTCAATTCATCGATCTGAGCCTTCAAGACATCGAACTGGTCTCTTTGGTTCTTGTATAGACCAAAATCAGCGTCTACCTGTGACTTGTACAATCCGAAATCAGCGTCTACCTGTGACTTCCACAAGGCGAATTTCTCGGCGATATCCGTCTGGCGGTGATCGTAATCGGCTTGCATACCTGAGACTTTCAATCCCCACATTGCGTTTGTAAGCGATAACGCCTCCTCACAGCCCTTTTCCCAAGCCATGAACGCAGTCGGAGCGCCTACCCCGGAACCACCACCGCCTCCTGTGGTCGTGTTGATGTTAACGTTCTCTGGCATACCGGCTCCCCAGCCACCGCCGAACAAGCCGCCACGGTTACGTGACACCGCCCAAGCTCCAAGAGCCGTACCAATGATACCCAATGTCAAGCCGGCGTTACCCACGCCCTTGCTTGCGTAATCCTTGTGCTCATCCTCATGGACGATCTCTTTCTCCTTAATAATTTTCTCTGCTTCCATATATCATGAATTTTATGGTTATTCCGGGTTATCCCGGACACCACAAAAATCCAGAGAAGTGCCTTGCTAAATAAATATCTCCTTGCTAGCTTGTTGCGAGGTTGTTGCTAGTTCTTTGCGGAAGGGGATGAGACAAAAAAAGCGCCGCCAATTTGTGTTGACGACGCTTTTTTGTTATAAAGAAATATAGAATACTATTCCCTTGTTAATTGTTTTTTTATAAGATCAACTAACCTATTGGAAACGACCTCCGATATTTCATCAAGGCTCATACCATCCTCTAATGAATCTTTACATTCTTGGATCCTTTTTGATTTTATATAGGCATCCAATTCATTAGGTTCATTCATGATAACATCATTATCAAGAGCGAACAAATAACCTGCATCAGACTGTAATAACGTTCCCATATGTATTATCTATAATAGTTTTTAAAAAAATGATCATTTAAATTCGGGTCAAAATAATGTTTTCTTTTTATCCAAATAAATCCGTCCCCCTTAGAAATAACAGCCACATCTACCGGACCGCCCACACTCTCTTCCTCAAAGGTCATCCTTCTTTTTAAGGAAGTCAATGATATCAAACTTTCTGCCACATCTATTAAATCTTCTTTCTCTAAAGAAGAGATAGCCCTTACTAGAGGTATAATATATTGCTTTCTTTTCAATTCCCTATTCAATATTCTAAATTCATTGACAACTCCGCTTATATCCAAGTCCCGTATCTTGGCGGCCATTTGAGGATCAATTCTATCTACACCTTCTGCGATCATGTTTCCATATTTAGTTATCGTCTTTTTAAAATTTTCAATAAACAACTTTTCTAATTTGGGATCGATACCTAGTAAAACTGTATCCATAACATCAGTTTGAGCGAAAGGCTGAATCGCAGATGAATTTTTATCCGATATCTCAACAGAATTATTTATATCATCATAATATCGAAGCTTGTTGTCTATGACCAATGAAATATTAACAGGATCCAATTTAGGATATATATCATCTTCACCATAACCAACAAAAACTATACCTGTAAAAGGGAGATTATCATGCTCTGATTTTATCATATTGAAAATAAGAGTCTCCGCATATTTCCTAAATTCCTTATCTGGAGATATCTGATTTAGAGAATTGATTAGGTCATCAAAAACTTTTGATGAATACTTAACGAAATCATCAATCTTATAACCACTTAGAGACTCACATTGTTTTGTGGAAGAATATAAATCAGAATACTGTCTCATTAATCTTTTCATCTGTGACAAAAAATCATCATGATTGTCATCCCTTATACCTCCACACAATCGACCAGCCTCATTCCCGATAAGATTAGTAATGATAAACTGAACAGACGCACTTAAATAGCTTAACTGAATTGATTTATCTATAAAAAAATTCTTTTTATAGATAAATCTTATGAAATCTTTTTTATAATCCTCCAATTTTGGAAAAGATTTATCTCCCAAAGACCTTCTATAAAGTTTAATTATAACATCCCAAGGCACTCCCTCTAATGCAGCGTTATTATAAATCATAACGCCTACTGGATGAAATTTAGACAACGTGAATATTTTATTCCCCCGATTAAAGACCTTTCGTCTAGATAGACCCGTTGTAGTAATTGCGCTATCCGCCGCAATAGCTACAGCATGTTTATTTAAAACTCCTACGATCGCTGTCATATTTTTTCATGATCTATTTAGAATATACATTTTTTAAGATATAAGGTGTTAAAAGTAAAGCCTCAGCCAAGGCTGGTTACTTGACGAGGCTATAAAAATCACCTTTTATTCCGCAAATGTCGCATAAAATTTTGTTATATGAAAATTTTTTCATAGACAAATCACATGCCTTACAACATAACGCACCCTCAGACCGTACCGGATAGCTCCTCTTTCACGCTCTCCACCGTTCTTCTCAGATAGTAACTCCTCCTTATTCTGTCCGGGTACAAGTTACGCATCCTGTTGACCGCCTGCCTCGTCATCCCCGTCAGATCGGATATGATATTGTCGCTCAACTTGCGATCGGCCAGTATGGTTATAGCCACTCCCCTAGCGTCAACGTTCCTCTCCTTGTTGTTGCTAAACATCATTACCGGATCGGTTCCGCACTCCTTGCAGACAGCCTCTATCACTTTTTTGTAAAAAATTTCCACCTTATTCATAAACTTTTTATTTCGTGGTTTGTTTTACTATCAAAGCCGGGCACAAAAAATGCACGGCAGAAAGACATATAAGAATCTTCCCGTCGTGCGTGGCATGAAAAAATAATCAAACTTCTGATCCGATTATTTAGGGAAGATTCTTTTTCTTTATCCTCCCTTTCCGGTTCGTTCTCACGAAGTCACCATCAAACTAATATAAATTATCATGAACAAAAAAACGTCAGCCCTTGTTATTCATATAACGCATTCATTCTATTATCAGAGGTTTCCCGGGCGTGAGCCATGGAAGCCTCACCAAATCCTATAGAACCCACCTATCCCGACATAGGGTGACAAGCCATGCTTTCCGATCCCATAACCGGCTATCGCACCGATTCCCCATCTACGGGGGGAGATCGTCTTGGTTATATACTCAGTCCTTCTATAAACCTCGATGTAATCGAGATTTGGCTTGTAACCCGAAATTGAAAGCCGGTAATCATCCGTCTTGTACTCCTTGCTGGTTATGGGTACCGGAACATATACAGGTTCCTTTACCGTGTCACCGTCTAATGTAATGTAGACAGGAAAAGGCTCCGGTATCGTCCGCACCAATGTCTCATAGACTGGGTACGGGATGCTGTCGTGTATCGTATCCACCTTGGTAAACTTGCCGGTCTTGGATATCGAATCACTGGCCACATCCCCCCGGACATGGTAGCCAGCCGTGAAACTGGCTACCAAGCACACTAGTACTAATATTACTTGCCAAGGTTTCATATATTGCGATACTCCTCCTCGGCATTAAAACACGGACACATCTTCATCCACTCGTCCGGTTCAATCTTACCGTTACCGTTAAGATCCGGGGATAGGTCACGATGACCGCAGATCCTACTATCCGGGAACTGTACGACCAAATCCAACAACAGCCTTATAATCGACTGTCTCTGTGCCTCCGTACGTGTATCATCCGGATTCCCGTCCGGATCAAGACCACCCTCATAGCATATTCCTATACTGTTCTTGTTATATCCGGTCACATGAGCCGGAATCAATTCCAATGGACGCATAGATACTATCTCCCCGCTCTTCCGGATATAATAGTTATAACCTGCGGAGTTGAATCCTCTCGCCTTGTGGTCTCTCTCTAATTGCTCAGGGGTATAATCCTTATCTACCCTAGTGGCCGAACAATGGATCACGATCAAGTTGATTTTCCTGTTAATCGTTCTCATATCAATTATTTTTTATACTTTTATGCGCTTTGTTAACTTTGTTCCTCTATCATAACCTGTGACAGGCGTGATAGAGGCGTTTTTTACATCCAGCTCCCCTATCCTTTTGGATCTGGGGAGCCTTTTTTATTCTTTGTCTTGTTATACTCATCCAAGAAGTTGACCTTGCTGATAAACTTAACGGCGGCAACCCAATACAAGAAGGCTATCACCTTGTTATCCGGGAATACCTTACCCATGTTCTTCAAGACATTGGTCCCGTAAAACCATATCATCGCCCACGTGATCCAAGACACGAAAGCCTTGGCGTTATCCTCCGATATATCCATCATCACGCCTATCCAGAACGAGATGATTATGATCAGGAAATAGACTAGCATGTACACCCAGCTACGGATGAACTTGCTCTTCCGGAAATCCCCGTGATCCGCAGCCAGACCCCAGAACGTATCGATGAAGGCTAGCGACAGGATCACCACCAAGAAATTCTCGATCGGCGACACGAAGTCCATCGCCGTGACAACGGCGGCTATGGCGATGGACTTGGCCCAGTTCGCTAGGTCGGATATGTAGGAGAAACGGTACATATTATTTTTTTTAATCACAGTATCCCAAAAGATCGTCCCATACGGTCCAATCATCGGTATATTGCAAGTTTATGCGATTCATATAATATGGGTTACTACCTTTTGATATTAATCCCATTGGCTGCGAGGTAGTAGCCCCAAACGATATGGAAAAACCATGATCTCTTTGCACTTTCGAACTCATGGGGGTACCCCATTCAAAATTATTACCCATCTTGTCACAAAATATCCCCCATCTGTCCAACATCATCTTTCTTCCCTCTTCAAGATGCGCTCCAAGTTCCGAGTATTTGTAACAGCCAATATAAAGGTTGTGGGTGAAATCATGTAAAAACACACTATATCCCGCATTATTCGCCGCACTTACAATTTTGTCAGTGTCTTCATCCAAGGCTTTTGATATCATTAGTGTTGTCGGCTTAATTCCAAATTGACTAAACAAACCTCTGAATTTATCATTGGTAAATAATTCTACAATGGAATCGTCAAAAGTAAGTAACAATGACTTATTTGGTATTTTTTCGTTCCGACCGTATATGTAATCATCTAATTGCTCAAGTGTAATAGGCTTCCACCCTTTATTTATGGCTTTTTCAACAAATGTAATAATCTTACCTATCCCTGAGTAATATGCGCCTTGCATAGGGTCGGTGTATCCATCCGGTTCATCTACTAGATGATGCATTACGGTAACGCAAATATGAGGAGAAAAAGAGCTGGTTTCTCCTAGATCATACTGAAGATTTCTAAGTGAAATATTTGCGCTATTCCCATCCGAATCTCCCCCTATATAGCATACACCTTTGTATACTATATCTGTTATTGGCGCAGGCCGATATACATTAAATTTGTAAATACCATCAAGCGTAGCTCTTAATGTATCTGTTGCTCTATCACCGTCTATATATATTTCTACTGTGTGCCATTTCTCGTCATTTAAAGGAAGATACACCGGAAAAGCGTCCCAATGACTACCTGCGGCAAATCCACCTCCCGGAGAGACGTTACCATTTGGAATCTCTTGGCAGAAATATATTTTTTCAAATAATAATAAATCTGACGGCAAATGTTGTGAGATACATCTAAAATCAAATTCAAAATCAGTCAAATTAGCATCTTCCTTTATTGCATTATACAGATCGTTCAGTGTAGAATAATCTCTTAATACAAAAACCGCAATATCGCTTGTTGCTAACTCATGCTTTATTTTAATTTCTGTCCCATCATTACTTATTATTAGGTCTTGATTCTCAGCTATAGTTGGATCACCGGTAAATCTTATACTAAAAGCATCCTCACCTCTAAAAGCCTTTGTAGCTATATCATCGGGAATATGGTCTACATAAGCATTATTTGTGTCAGACCCCCATGTGACTCTTACTCCCGAATTATATTCAGGTATCGTGCAGTTAATATTTACATTATTTACACTAAGCGTCTTATTGGCTGGTTTTCCCGCGATCAGATATATATTGAACAACTTATCGTATTGCTGGTTCCAAGAAACGTTGGTAACTGGAATATCCAATAGTTTTATATATCTAGGTTCCCCGGCATTCATGTTAAAATTTGCCTTGAAATCAAATTTCATACGAAACTTAGCACTCAATCCCAGCGGAAGTTTATAGATGGCCCCTGCCGTATTATATTCTCCAGATACAAGTTCTATTCCTCGTTGTTTACATTTGCTTTCAGTAAATGAATCTATAGATAGATTGTCATTATTTATGATTGATTTTGCTACTAATTTATTTGTAGTTAGGTTATTGACAAAAGATTTTTCCGCAAAACTCACATCGTTAATCCAGACTACGTCCACACTGTCTAAAGTTTTCCACGTTTCACTAGTAGGTTGAAATAGCAAACATTTATTACTAACACCCTCAAAGGCCCATTTACCGCAATATATTCCATTTACGTATATCCACGCAGTAACTGAATCCTGTTTTATGTAACATTCTACATTAAATGTGTCAGAAACAATTACATCAAACGTTTGCCCCGTGTCTGATCTTGAAATGTTTAATCCTGTATAGGATCTAGTGAACCTGATACTTTTATTAGCTATTGCATAATTAGGATCAATTATACCAAACAGGTTAAGTCCAAAACTTCCATTTGCTCCTGTTGAGGCTTTTGGGAATGATAATTTAATGCAGTAAGTATTTCTTAAAGTTAAATCCAATGGGACAACCTCCCAATATTCGTTATATGCAGTAAAAGTAATGTTTGTGGCATCCCCTTTATTCGTGTAGAGTTGAAAGGCAGAAATGATTGAAGGATTTAATGCCGCTTGATCCACTGTGAATACGTGATTATCATCAACCTGTGGTTCACTCAAATTTACAATTAAATTAAATACAATATCATTTCCTTTTATGGTTAATGCGATATTTTTCTGTTCTTCCTCTGTCATGGCCTTAACCACTGTACTCAATATTTCTGTTGTCCCTATGGAAACATCATCAGCACCATCATTATAGAAAATCCCTACACGATAGCGCAACGACTCGCCCTCTCCAATTCTACCAAAATACTTTATATAAAAACGCTTGAGACCTTTTGAGGTAAATAGTGTAAAAGCATCGCTAGTATGTATTCCTACAATCTTTATATAATCTTCCATTCTAAAATTTACCGAAGATAGAGTTGAGGTTCTTTCCCACATTACACTTGTTAAAGGATAAATCCTTACCCAATTTTTTATGACTTCAGCAAAATTATAATTATTTAATTCTATAGTATCGTCTAAAAGTAATTTCCAAATCTGCCAACCGGTTGGTGTGCAGTACGTAATCATCATTCCCGGAAAGCGCTTACTAACAGGAACAAGTTTTGCGGCTTCTCTAAACGTTGCATAATCAAATTTTTTAGTAACGGCTGATATGTTATAAATAATATTGGGAATAATGTCTTTTTTTAGACTACTTTCAACAACATCCGTGCCAATCCACGCCCCCGCCTCATGATCAGCCGTGAACTCGTACAAGAGACCGCCGTAATTAACGATATCGCCTTTTACGTAGGGCTTGGTATCGGAGAAGACAGGGTACGTGTCTAGGCCGACGATGGATGAAACAGCCTTTTGGCTCATGACCTCCGTCTCGCTATTCCCGATCGTCTGAACCACCCCGGCGGCTATGCTTTGGAAAACCCCGTTATCTACCCATCCTGAATCGTTATACACGTACATCCGGTATATAGGATTCTTATGCTCCGTGTCCTCAGCCGCGTACGTAGGGCCTACCATGTAGATATCACCCTGTTTCACGCCCGTAGAGGGCAGGGCTGACGATGTAGCGACATACCCTTTTATATACAGGTCTTGCGTAAACGGCTTTGACAGGTCTGACCATGTTTTCTGATCCCGTGATATCTGGATCTTATTGTCTTGATAGCGGAACCAAGCGGCGATATACTCAGAGATCTCATACCATACCTCTCCATCATACGAGTATCGCAGCTTGTTATTAACCGTGCGAAGCATGGGAGTAAGCCCATTGTCCCCTTTAGGTCCCTGTGCCTTGAAGCCGGTATCAACTCCATCTTGAAACCAATTTCCGTTAGAGCCTATGGTTATGTTACCCCCGACCGGGAGGGCGTCCGTTATCCTAGTCCAAGAGGAGTCTAGACGGAAGAAATCATCGGCGATACAAAGATCATAGGTGAGCTTCTCGGTTATCGTCTCCTCGTCAAGATTCTTGTAAGTGATTATGATACCCTTCCTTCTCATCCAGAAAGGTAACTGTACGCGGGTATCCCCCGCCGATCCCATCCAAGGCAAATACACGTTGTTGCATTTCCATAATATGGAATCAAGCCTCTCTTTCGTCCTAGCGTCATATACGGCCTGAATGTATGTCAACGGATAGATCGGAAAACGCTCGTTCTTATCCTTGGCCAGCTTGTCTAGCTGCTGTACGCTATCCCTCTCGTAACCCTCGCAAATATCTTTTCGCTCTTCCATGATGTATCGTGCTTTAGTTCGTTATACGTAAAATATGTTGTAGCCGGCGTTCAACTTCAAGATCAAGTCTAGGTCATTAGCCTTTACCCAATCCTCGCCTTCCTTCTTGTAAAGGGCCAGCTTGAATACGCTCGTATTATCTCGTTGATCTAACTTGTAGGTGTTTCCGGCCAGATAGAAAGGCTTTCCTACCCTTATGCGCTGGTCGCCGTTCTCCGTAAGATCAATGTTCTTACGGCCTTTGTACAATGTCCTTACCTTCGGCTTGTAGATACTGAATACAAGCTTAAATATCTTTCTGATGATTTTGTATATGAATTGTCTCATGATTATAATGTTTTAATGGTTATACGGTAGCTCCGGTGGCATCGACCCAGTTCGTGCCTGTCCACCAAATAGGCTTGTTTAAAGTTATGTCGTAATAAGTAGAACCTTTGTAATAAGAGTTAAGTATCGGTCTTTCTTTTGTAGAACCAGTTTCATTACAAAAAAGAACAGGCTCTTTACTACTGACTTTTATCCAATAAATACCATTAAACTCAAGAATAGATTCAGCAGGAAGTGAAACTGAATTAGAAGGAATATCCGTATCTGTAAGAATAACATCATTTAATGCTTGCCATACATTACCTGATGACCATGCTACCTTATCCCCTACTCTAATTGCGGTACCTATATTATCTGGTAATAAATAATTAAAATAAGAACAATCTCGTAAAGCTTTTACAATCTTATCATCTATATAATAAGATTGGCCCTTCTCCATTATACCAACATAGTCAGCTTGAATATTCTCAGTCTTTCCTGTCATCTTATAGATAACAGCATTTGTTTTGCCATATAAATACAAATCCCCAATATTACCCATATAATTGAGTGTCTTGATGTAACATTTACTGGTACTCAAGTACCCGCCTCTCATAACATTATTAGCTACACTCATATAATCAACTTTGAACCAATCAAAGTTTTCAGATCTTATATCAAACACAAAGAAAGCGCCAATAGTATTTATATTGCTATTATTCTCATAAGTTAATCTTCTTATCTCCCTATTACTAATAGGTACAAGTCGCGATTTAGTCAAAGTGTATTGTATCAATGCTTTATAGAATCCTAACTCTGGTCTTGTAGCTATACCATCAATCTGATTGTCAGTAAAATCTACATTATACATATTCTGTATCAAGAAGTATCTTCTATCCACAGCATCATCCTGTACAAATTTGAATTTATTACTTCTGATACTTAGATTAGTACCCATCACATATACAGGGTATATACATACACCTGCTCTATAAGCTGGTGAAGGTAAGTTATATTTTGCATTATAATGGGAAAAGTCAAAGTCATTACCTTCAATAATTATAGTTTCACATGCTGGTGAATTGACTGTGTTAGTATCCTTATCTGTATAATTTCCAGATGATCCAAGAGCTATAAGCGCATTAAAACACTTGCATCTATTATTCCTAATAGTAATATTAGTAGCAAGAGTAGCTACTAAAGCAGCATTCAAACACTCAACATCATTATTTTCAGCAGTAACAGATTCACTTCTATATTGACCCCATTCTGATGTGTCAAGTATAGAACTCATTCTACTTTCTCTAATGATATTGCCTTTGAACTCTGTGTATAGACCATGAGCATTAAGTAATGAACCTGTATAGTAACATCTTTCAAACAAGTTTCTATTTATCTCAAGTTTATTACATACAGCCAGTAAAGGAGTTGCTCCTCTATTATAATCATGTACATAGTTATCACTGAAGACCACATTCAAATCCACTCTTTTAAGAGTGGGCATTGTGATATTAATCCATTCAAAAGCCTCATTATTGTAGAACTCGGAATGAGAGATTTCAAAGTAATTACAATCTTGCCCAGTAATTAACTGCCCTATAGTTGTAGTAGGAGTAGGTCCGGGGTTTGGATAACCTGAAACAGTATCACCAAATACACAATTAGTAATTCTTACATCCTTAACCTTATCGCATAGAATAAGACCATCACCTATATAAGCATTGTTGTATATAAATTGAGTATCTCCTATAAATGAGATATTATCCAACTTGAAGTAACTTTGATTAGTTACGGTAAATACTCTCTTCAAGGCTGATGCTACATTAGGATACTTAACCACAGGCTTAATAGTTACACTCCCCAATCCTTTTATTGCAGCCGGAAAGTTTACATCCACCTCTGAGAAGAGATACGTTCCCTCTGTAAATTCAACTCTATTTGACGCAACACTGAATAAACCTCTTATTTGTGAAGATATATCAGTAGATCCAGTTCTGTCTAATTTAAACCATGCTGTAGTACAAGTATCATTAAGCAAGTTGCCCTTAAGGGTTATATTATTGAATACCTCTGTATTTGCAATTAAAATCGTATTGTAAAAGCGTATAGTACCATTCCTCAAACTCCCCCCTTGGAAATCCAGCACGCAATTGTCCGGCACCTCAATCGTCTGACCGGCTAGGCAGTAGTCGTACTGGATGATGTAGATGGTATTAGGCTTTCTCATCATGTGCTGCGTGAGCGTGTTCACACCGTTCACGTAATGCTTCCGGAGATACACACGTCCCATGCCGGAGTAATCCTTCGGGGCGTATTCCTTATCTTTCAACTTCAAGGTCCGATTATCCGTCACGGTTATATCCTCCTCGTCCGGAAGATTGGTGATGCTCTTGTTACCGATCAATTGCTTCGTAGCCTCGGAAAGATCGTCCGGATCGACGGAACCGGGCTTCAAGTCCGTTACCTGTTGGTTGGTGATGTCGATTATCTCGTTCCTCAATCCCCTCCGGGTGATATACGTATCACGGATAACGTTACCCTCATGGTCTCTCCAAGCACGGTCTACCGTGATCTCCGGGGTAAGGTCGATGTCCGGCTTGAAACCGGCGGGACGGGCTGATACCGGGGCGTGACTCTTGATCTCATCAACGATATTCCCCATATTATTAACCTTGTCCTCCGCTTCCTCTACCCGATCACCAAGATCATTTGTATCATTTCGAATGTCCTCTATAGCCTCGTCTTGTTTCTCCAACTCATCGGTAATGGCCTTTTGGCTCATGGTGTCAACCTCGCTATCACCACGGGAATCGAGTACGCTTACGTAACGCTCATGCTTCAGCCACTCTCCTTCCGTACCGTTCCAGTCCCCACGTAATACGGCCAGCTCGTATGAGGACAAGCCATCATAGCCATAAGTGGCGGTAGAGGTCTTTACTTTCAGCACGACGACACCTTCTCCGATATTCGTAGCCTCGTCCTCAAATTCGGTAATAGAGAAAAGATCCTCTTTCTTGGAGCGGCATACGCTTCGTGTATCAAAGACATGATCCATATTCTTGACCCATATCGCCTCGATAGAGTAAGTTCCTTCTTCCAACCCTGAAGGAATGTCTACATAAAGCGTGCCTTTGTCCGCTCTCGCTTGAAGTAGATATTTCTCCCGGTTGCCTAATAGAAAAACCTTTACATTAGATCGGGAGAAATCCTCTTTCACCGGGCTTATCCCCTTGTAAATAGTCCACTCTACCCGAATTAACCTGTCCTTGAATATGTATACCATGATTCTATAGTCTTGTTATTGATTGGAGTTGGCCCCGGATGGATTGACACCCATAAGAACCAACGCTTGATTAAACATACTGTCCGCGTGCTGATCCCTGTAAGTAAGCAACGTGAGGCCGGATATATAATAGATCAGCGCCTTTTTCAGCTTGGTGCTTACCTCCAAGCTATCCGTTATATCCTCGTCCGTTATGATCCCGATCTCGAACGTGTCGGATTTATCCTTCGCCTTATATAGCTCCAATGTCTTACCCGGCCTCATGGTCAACGCCAGTTTAGGTCTTTCCCATGTCCCCGTTGCGTATGGATCCGACAGCGTGGCGTATTCCTTATCGTTCCAATAGATAGGATATGAAATAAATAAAGGCCATGATGATAGCCTAGCGTAACAAATCCGAGAGTAGTTCTCCGGCAAGCTTACATGAGCGACAAGATCTTCCTCTATGGTTCCGTCCGTTATTATCTTGTTCGGTTCCAACAGGCTCCAGTCCGCATTACCGTTCACGAAGCGCAACGCCTCCGATATCTTGGACTTGATAATCGTGTCCATTTCCTCGTTATCCTGCGTTCCTAGGAACTCAGCGTCATTAAGCCCGATCTCGTCTATGCAGATCTTGACCTCACTCACTATGTCGCTCACGCTAATATCCATATCATTTCATGTTCGGGAACGAGACACTTAATTTATCCTTTAACTCCTCGAGCATATCATCGTTCTCCACCTTATAGCCCATCTTGGCGAAATAGTCGATAGCGTCATTCACGTTCTTTACGGTCTTGACCTCTTTCACTTGTTTTTCCCTGCCTCTCGAGTTCCTCATGACCGAGACACCAGACACATCATCGTCTTTTAACGTAGAGACGAGCCGGATAGACGTACCAAATCGGCAATCATTCTCAATAGCGTCTTGTACGAAAGGGTTGCTAGTCCGTAGTAAGGCGTTCTTGCCATTGATGAAATTACCGCCCTTGAACTCCATGCAGACCCTTGTGCCGCAGTATATAGTACGGAGCATGCAATTATCCTTGCCTACCAACTCATATGTTTTCGTGATCATTCGATTGATTTTATTAGACCCACCGTGCGTTTGCTCCGGTGGGTCTTGTTTGACAATATTACAGTTTACACGTTAATCTCTCCCTTGTATGGTTTCCATGCGGTACCGTCATATACATACAATCCGACGGCGTGCGTATCGTCCGCTACGGTTAAGTAAACCACATCGTCCTTTTTCGGTGTAGATACGGAACTCAAGGAAGCCACGCTGGAAACTACTGTGTCAAGCATAGACAGCTTATATCCGCTCACTGTCACGTCCGGACCGATCAGCATCGAGTTATAACCCGTAAGCATCAAGCAGTCATCCTGAATATAATATTGGGATTTGGCCTCCCGTACCTCACCGCCTTCTCCCTTGGAATGATCCACGGTAAGAGTTTTTCCTTTTTGGTAGTAATAACGCTTGGCCTCGGACATCGGGAAAGCGACGGCGCATTCCTCATATCCAAGATCGTCAAGAGCGTGCTCGACCTTGAAGTTCAACTTTCCGAAAGTGGTCTCGAAAGAGGAGATATCAATACCGATATTCTGTTTCTTGACGAATGAGATATCCTTATGTTTCGTAAAGTCGATGTTCAGCAACTTCTCGATGAACTTGGTACCGCAATACACGTCCATCTCGTTCGTGTTCGAGTACTTTCCGAAAAGCATACGGGTGATACCGATAAGATCGGCGAACTCCAATGTCGAACCGATCTGGTAACCCAGCCGTAATTGTCTCAACACGCCTTTCTGGGCATACACGTATTCGGTACCTGTTTTCTTGGAGCCATACTTCACGAACTTCGTACCTACGCCGATCAACATCGTGCGTGTACATTTCTTGCGGAAATTAGACAAAGTCCAATCCTTCAAGTCTTGCACGTTCCACTTAGCCTTCTTATTGATACGCTCGAAGAATTCCGTCCACGTAATCGGACATACCTTCTTCTGCAAGTAGGCGATCTCTTTCTTGGGATAAGCGGAATCCGGGGCGATCTCCACCTCACTCTCACTCATGGCCGGTGCCATGATATGCAATCCGGTACCCGCTTTCAAGTCCGGCACATACATGTTCCCACCTTCATCCAACGGGCCATTAAGAGCGGAGACCATAATACCGTTAGCCTTATCCGCAGATATGACATAGAGGACTAACGGGCTACCGTCAGAATTTCCGTTCTCATCATATCCGGTTACGCCGTCTACCAAGACAGTGTTGCACTCGGCGAATAACTTCTCGTCATTCTTATACAAGCTTAGCTTTACCTCAGCGTCCTTTTCCGTGTTGGTCACCGCCGCCTTGGTAACGCAATCCATTATAGCCTCGCCAATATTGTAATGCTCCGGTTCCTTCGTGTTGACATGGACTTGCTTGGCGAGCTTGAGGAAATCCGTGTGCATGGGATATTTATACGCTTGAAATTTACTGACGTAATCCTCTACCTTGTTCTCGGCCAGATCAGCGTCAGTGACCGCAGATCCGGTAGCCCCCTGCCCCTGCTGGTCAATACCCTTACCTGCCGCATCCGGGGTCGCGTTCTCCAACGGCTTGCCATCATTGGGATCCGTATCACTTCCATTCTCCCCGATCTCCACGGCCATAGCCGCTCCACCAGTCAATACCGCCAAGACAAAGAACAAAGCCTTGACCCAAAACATCTTGTCTTTAAATAATTTATTCATCGCAAAAGTATTAATTGTTATTATTCTTATTATAAAAAAGGATTGTTCACGTCTTGCGTAACCGGCTTCTCCTGCCGTGCTCCTTGTCTTCCTCTCGGCCTTTCCTGCTTACCGCTAAGATCCTTTAACTTGTCGGTAACTTTCTTGTTGATCCCTTCCGCAACGCCTTCCTCCCGAGCGGCCTCCACGTCTTGGTTATAATTCATTCCCTTGGCCATCATCTCGAAAATAGACGGGTCCAATTTACCGACGATCAAGTCATCCATGACTTGATACATCTTGCCTATAACCTCCTCCGCTTGATCATCGGAAAGGCCCATCTCCGAGGCTTTCGCCCTAATCGCTTCCACGCTAGCCGGCATATTCTCCGACATTTGTTTCTCGATCTCGTCCTGTTTCGCCAGTTTCTCCAAGTAAGCGTTATGAGCGTCGGCCAGCTTTTGCGAATAATCGGGATCATCGGCCAAGGCTTTTAAGTCAAGCCCCTTATTCTGTACCATCCACACCACGGGATCGAAATCATCCTGATCCCTAGCGGCTACCATCAACTCGGCGAAAGCTGGACTCTTCGATAGGTTCTCCCGCATTTTCTTAGAGTTTCCCTCATAACCCTCATACTCGTCCATGAACTGGTTGACCGAGCCGTAGTAAGCCTCCTCGTCATCCATGTTAAGATCCGGATTCCGTTTGGCGTATCTCTGTCTGAATCTCTCTTTGTTAGATATATCTGCCATACCTTAATCGATTTTGTTTTAGGCAAAGGAAAATAATAAGGTATATCCGTTTTGTTATTTTGATTATTTTATTTAACCCATGAACCCTAAGAATAATCAAACATGTGAATCTATTTTTTATCTTTGTGATGTTCACCAAAACAAGCGTTCTTTATGGTTAATGGCGTAGATTTCATCCCAGAGCGGGACATGGAGCTTTACGAAGCTTATAGACGTGCTTTGAAGATGAGGGAAGTGAAATCCCACCGAGAGGCGGTAATGAGGGCTATATCCTCACATGCCTCTAGGTTCTGGATCTCCACCCTTCAAGCGTATAGGGGAATCCTGCTGATCAGGAAAGGGAAGACCAAGGAAAAGGGTCGATCGATCAGGAACAAGATGATCGATGACATTTATGAGATTTACAAAGAGCTGGAGAAAAAGAGAGAATTCAAGGGAAGCTCCGTTTATTTCATCACCTCTTTCGCGGTCTATCAAACGGCCCCCTGTTTTTACATATCCTATTCACGGGCGTTGGCGATAATACAACGCATCAACCGGGAAAGGAAAAATGGAAGGTAAGCTAAAAAGACTGATTCCTTCATTAATAATCGCCTTGACAAGCGTCATACTCCAACTCGCAGGTAAACATTTCTATTTCGATACCAATTCCATACCATACGACCATTTCCTTTACACGTTCACCCACGCAAACATCTTTCATTTATCATTAAATCTTATCGCCTTATTCCAGTTTAAGCCTCGTGTGAAAACATGCCTGATCGGTTACGTGTCTTGCGTCTTGGCCTCGTTCGTACCACTAGCCTCATTGCCGGTTCCTACATGCGGCATGTCCGGATTTATCATGGGATGTTACGCCCGCAGATATCACGCCTATAAACTAAGCCTTTGGAGAATAATATTGAGCAATATCGTCATGGCGTTTATCCCCTTATTCAACTGGAGGATACACTTGCTGTCATTCCTAATAGCCTATATCATCTATGGAGTCATACAGAAAATTAGCGTTCACAGAAGAGGTTGAGTCTATATTGGCCGAGAATAACAAGAGGCTGAAAAATATATTCGGCACGCACGACCAATTCACGGGGCGTGGAATGGAGGGGCATAGCCATAGGGTTGTCATAGATGATTACCCCATAAGGGTGCAGTGGCTTACCGAGGAGGTTTTCAAGAACGATCTGTATCAAGATGTTCTGAAAGCTGGTTCCATAAAGGACTACACGATAAGGTTCAACGAGCTGTACCCGGATTCAGATGGGATAAATGAGGAGGATGTGGCCAACATGCTATTTTGGGCTCGTTGTTCGAGAGACCCGTCCTTCGCCTTTTTCTCGTTATTTAAGATCAAGTCAAAAGAGGCGGGAGAAATGATCCCCTTCGAGCTTAATTACGCCCAACGTTACGTGCTATCCGTTCTGGAGGAAATGAGGCATAAGGGAGTCCCGATCCGTATAATATTATTGAAAGCCCGGCAATGGGGAGGTTCCACCTTGGTACAGCTTTATATGGCGTGGATACAGCTATTCGTCATGGAAGGATGGTATTCCGTAATTATAGCCCAGACGAAAGATACCGCCAAACGTATCAAGGCCATGTATAAAAAGGTTCTCGATAATATCCCGGGATTTATATATGGTGTTGACAAGCTACAATTCGCCCCTTACGAGCATTCGGCGTCCGACTCCATAATCACCGACCCGTCCGGGAACAAGGTACGTGATAACGTGATAACCGTGGCATCTTATGAGAATTTCGAGTCAACACGTGGTATGGACTATGCCATGGCCCACTTCTCGGAGGTAGCCTACTGGAAAACAACGGATGGCAAATCGGCGGAGCAGGTTATAACAAACATAGACTCGAATATATTGGAGAGACCGTTGACCATGGAGATCTCCGAGTCTACAGCTAATGGCATGGCCGGTTATTTCTATGATGAGTACCAAATGGCCAAGGAGGGCACGTCATCCCGTAAGGCGATATTCATACCGTTCTTCTTTATCGAGAACGACATGATAAGATTCAAGGACAAGAAAGAGACCCGGCTTTTCATACTGGATCTATTAGAGGGAAGGGATGTCACGACCTCCCCTAATGACAATAGCGAGCCGGGACAGTATCTATGGTCTCTATGGGAAAAAGGAGCTACGCTGGAGCACATCAAATGGTATATCAAGAAAAGGGCCTCGTTCCATGATCACGCCTCGATGGCATCCGAGGCACCATCCGATGATGTCGAGTGTTTCAAGTATTCCGGTAATCTCGTGTTCAATATCTATACGATCGAGGTAATGCGGGAAAGATACGTATCACCCCCGGAGTTCATTGGCGACATATCCCAATCAGAGAAGACCAAGAGGATAATTCTCACCAAGAATCCGAACGGCCTGTTGAGAATCTGGAAGAGGCCCGATGATACAAGGACATCCAACGAGTATCTTGTTATTGTCGATGTCGGTGGACGTAGCAAGAACTCAGACCCCTCATGTATAACAGTGATAAACAGATGGAATTTACGATTTAGCGGAGGAAAGCCGGAGGTGGTAGCCAGATGGCACGGTCATATACGATATGACTGGCTCGCCTACAAAGCCGTCAAGATCGCCAGATACTACAAGAACGCCCTTCTCGCCTTCGAGAGCAATACGTTTGATAAGAAAAAATCAGAGGCATCCGAGTTCGTGGAGGAAGGCGATCATATTCGTGGCATACTGAAAAAGATAGAGGATATCTACCCTAATCTTTACATGCGAGCGGCGACGGATCCCGAGGACATAAGGAACGGCATATACAAGAAGATAGGCTTCCAGACCAACAAAAAGACCAAGCAGGACATGGTAGATAATTTCATAGTGGCGTTCGAGGACGATATGTTCATAGACCCGGATGAGCGCATGTATAAGGAGGCATCCAAATACGAGCAACGTCCGGACGGTAGTTACGGGAATATTCCCGGTCGTGGCAATCACGACGATATATTGATGACAGACATGATAGGAGCGCTCATATCAGAGGATATGCCTAAGCCTTCTATAATCAAAGAAGAATCAACGGGATATCTTGATTCATATCCCAAAAATGAGTCGAGTTTATAGCGTGCGCATGAACGTTTCCCCTGTAAAAATCAATATTAGATAAATAAAATACGACTTATTTTTTACTAATATAAAATAAATAGAGTATATTCGCGTAGTCACTGATTAGAATATAAGACGTGACACACATTGTGGCGTTAAAGATATCGTCTCCTATAAAGACCTAAATTCCCCAAATTTATAAACATAACAGGGAGCCGATAGCAACAATACGCCCACGTTATTTGTATATATAATCTATATATAAGACGTGGGCCGTTGCTTACTACCTGTTATGTTGGCGTGGGGACGCCGGGTCTTGGTAGTTGCGACGGCGCCACGTTTTTTTATGCGTATATGGTATGTTATATATTTATAACCCCTTATGGCTCTCATCCGTGATGGACTGGAGTCATTACTTAAAGATATTACACTAGGTTGTATTCATAAAATAATTTTATCAATGTCATACCGCTCTTTCGTGAGAACCAGAGGTATATTTATGTCAAGGGGATAGCTTTGGAGGATGGGGGCACACTCCTTTCCTTATGGCATAAAATATAGTTTGAATAAATATTTCCCGCTTCCCTTGGGTGGTATTGGGAAGCATTTTAAGACGGATATACCCACCGTTGCTATTCCGGGAGGATCGGCAATGATGATTAAGTATGTCTTTGTTTAGATATGGATTTAGATATTACAAACGCTCTCGTTCGTGAGGATAGGACCGTTTAAGGTTGTCTGAAAACCATTCATATAGATTATAGTTAAATAATAAAAACTCCCTTGTCCGTGAGGATTTGGGGAGTTTTTTATTTTTTACTATTCCTCGGGATAAAATTAAAAGTAAAATATGCCGTAAAACATGCCTCCTGCGGGATAACGGATGTGAAGATTGGGTAATTTTGCAAAAAATCTAAAAAAACAACACAATGAGAAGAATAATTACATATAGATATAAATGCTTACTATCCATAATTTTATTTATTTCAATACCATCTTTGGCTCAAAAGAAAAAATCTCCTTCCACTCAAAAAAGCGCAATAATAGATAGCGTATATTATGACTCTAAATGGAGGGGGGTTCCTGATAGAGCTTTCGCTTCTTTCCTAAGAGTATATTCAACTCCTGTAGATAACAGATATAAAAAACAATATAGGGATTACTATACGACCGGGGAGGTAAAGGGAGAAGGTTATTATATCAGCATAGACCCGATGGACGGGACTAAATCCATATATGACGGGGAGCAAATATCATACTACAAGTCGGGGAAAATGGAGTATAAAGAATACTGGGAAAATGGAAAGCTTAATGGAGAAAAAACAATTTACGAGGAAGGAGGTCTTCCGCAAAAACACATGACATATATAGATGGGAATCTTGATGGAGTATATACAGAGTTCCTTGATAATGATTTCTATATGCAAACTGAATATGAAAATGGTAAGTTCATAAACCCATATTATACTATTTTTGACAATGCCGGAAGGAAAATGAGATACGATATGTCAGGAACCCCGATAAACGACATCCCTACAGAAAAAGACATAAAAGAAGAATATACAGACGGAATGCCTTGGTATTATTATGACATGAATGGTATAACCTTAGCCGCTTGCTCCGGGACGTTCGATAGATACGGAAAATATTACAAGCAATTAATCACTATAAAAAATAACCTTTTAGAAACGGTAGAGTTCGATCCAGATAAAACAGAGGCTTTTATATTGAACAAGGAGAATGATACCATAAAACTAAAGACGTTATCCGCTGATGATTACACAGAAGTCATACAAAGGCAAAAAGGGATATTAGGAGCTTTAGCGGGAGTTGCAGCTGTAACCGCAAACGTCACTTCAGCTTCTATCGGGAACGGCCCTACATCCACATCCACGGCCAACATAGAAGCCAATATAGGAGGAGAAATATCTAATGCGACTATAAAGACATCCACCTATGACTATAATCAGTCATATCGTAATGGTGTAATAATGGGACAGAATATATCAAATATGGAGCGTGGATTCAACGCAGCCTCAGAAGAGGCATATGAGGGATACTTAAAAAGACACACGTTGCGCCCAGGAGAATCTATGTCCGGCTATATATTGTTCAAATACGAGAAAGGAATATCCTTTATGTCTAAAATATACGTAAACGGCATGCCCTATCCGTTCTCTTTTGATCTTAACAGCCAAGAAAAGGCTAAAAAGAAAAAGAAAGATATCGTTAAGACTAAAAACAATGAAAAATAAAAAAAAGAGACGTAATTTAAATTGAGGCCGTAATTTGAACTGTGTCAGCAAAGAAAATGAATAAAATATTAACTTTGCTAACACAGTTTATTTTACGCCCCCAGCGGGACATCAACGCCACCCGCCACTTTACCTATTCACCATTAGCTATCTCATTCACCATAGCTTTCAAATCGTATAACTCCATTTCCAATCTTTCATCATCTACCTTTTTCAAATACTCACCCATTGATTGATACAATTTGTTAAGATTGTTAAACTCTATATATCTACGATATTCATCGCTCATCATAAGATCATTCAATTTTTTTTGATACTCAGCCATATCAAAACTATCGTTCTGTGGATTAGACAATTCTTTACGATATCCTCTCAATCTTTGTCCGATCTTATCCATTTCTTCCAAATTCTCATAATAAGCGTTATCTATGGCTTTCTTTTTAGTCCGCTCATCACCACTTTTTATAAGACGGTTCCCTACAGGGATATTCCTCCAGTCAAAATCACGACTACCCCAAGCGGTTTCAGCGGATTTGACCATCTGGGAACGTGTAGCCTCAATACCTCCGAAATAGCCGTCCAATATATGTTCTATAATGGCTGGGTTTAGGTTAACGGTACCCGTAGTGTATTTATCTCCTCCGGTCAGTTCATTGGCATATTTAGTCATTACCAATATAGCGGGATCCACGCTCTTAAAAGCCTTTGTCCATTCCGGCATACCCTTGTTGAAGTCGTTATCCTTATATAAAGGCAAACCTGTCCAATCCTTGTTATCTCCGGCCTCAATCAATGGCTTTACCGAGCTTGGGACGAAAGCGGAGAATCCTCCACCTCCCTCCATCATGTCCAAAGGAAGAACCTGTGACATTTGCTCCGCTATCTTCATGGCCATCTTTTTATCGGTATATTTCTCTTTTCCGGAAACTATTCCAGAAGACATTTCTCCTAGTCCATATATAGCCCTTAACTCTATGGGCATAGGAATTGTAATCCAATTTCCTCCACCGTTACGGAAACAGATATTATTACGTCTCACGTATTCCGGAAGATCGTAGTAATCATCATCTTCATCATCCCCAAATGCGGCCGCGAGCATAGGCATGATCGTGCCAAGCAAATAGAAAGAGGATGCTAACCCCAAGAATTTCTTGGGATTATACTTGGCCAGCCTTCCGAAATTATACATACCTTGTACACCAGCGTTCCAAAACACATACATGGATCTTGACAATCCAGACGTGAAAGCGCTAGCGTTACCTATCTTGGTCTGCCCCTCAGTATTCAAGAATTTTGAACCCGCCCCTTTCTTATTGAAGTTTACGGATATCTCCTTAGCGTCATAAATGGATTTATCCATGCTTCGCCCCATTTCCCTAGAAGTAAGGAACGCGGCGAACCTTGCGCAATTCTCGACGCTCTTATTGAACAAGTCCATCCATTCGCCTAGTATTTTCAAAGCCTTTCCGATAGATACCTTTTGCTTGGAGTATTGAAGTTCTTTTTGGATCGCCTTCTTCTTGGCTTCCACGTCTCTCAAATTGGTGTATCCAGTCTCTCCTCCTCTCATTACAAAATCATGATATGCCTTCTTCAAGGGATCGCTCATATCCAACGTACCGTTCTCATACCCCTTGACCAGACGATACATACTGATCGGGTTTACCATAGCGAAATTCTTATTGAACTTCCAAGCGTAAACAGGACTTTCCTTGACCCATACGGTAGTATTCGAATAAAGAGCGTCACGGAGGAAGTTACTTACCATGAAATTCGGGTTACGTGTCGTGAAGTTAGCGGCCAAGTTACGGTTCAGCCATCCGGCGTATCTCTCCACAGTACCGAACCATCCTTTCGTATTATCCGGGTTTGTAAGCCCGTTCAACGCTTGAGCGGCCCTTGGGTTCCCGTTTATGGTAAGCACGTATTCTTTGCCGGCTCTCTTTATGATCACTTGATGCTCCTTCAAGTCCTTTGGCAATATCTTGTAAGGTATCCCTATAGCATCCCTTGAACGCCTGACATTAGATCCTTTTTCATTGGATAGCTCCTCCATGCGTTTGTTGAAAGATTCCACGATAGACTCCACCTGTTCCGGATTGGCGTTAGATGGTATATCCGGGAAAACGGCGATCCACTCACCGGAAGCCTCGTCAAGACGAACCCACATTTCGCTTACGCTCACGAGATCCGTCTTATGGTTTTGTACCATTGTCAAAAACTTTTGCTTCATCAAGTTCCTATTCCCTTGCATGATTCCGCTCTCTGCCATATTAGCGATCGTCGCTATAGGATCGTCAGCCTTGCTCTTTCGCCCAACGACAGTCTTTATAGGGGCGTTGAACGTCTGGCTTTCGGATGTAAGATAAGCGTAAACCTCATCTGCCGTAGTCTCCTCCCATCCACGCAAAGGCACATAGAACTGATACATATCGCTGATCGAATCAAACGTATTTTGGCTCATAAGCCCGCTATCTCGTTGCTTTGCCAATATAGCGTCAGTGGCTCTTTTGACAGAGGCCGATAATTCCGATGTATCATATCTTGACTCGTAATCCAATACGTATCTCCTTGCGGAATCCAGATCATACCCCGTGTTATCCTCGTTAGGATACATAGACGTGAATCCGCTGAAATCATCAGAAAGATTAGCTCCGTATTCCTCGGCAAGCCTATCCATTTCTGATTGCTGCTCTTCCCAAGACCTACCGTTCTCACGTATCTCATTCCTTCTCCCGATATACTCGTCAAGCAGGGATTTATATGTTTCCGAGTTTTGTGACAACGCTCGTTTAACGGCCATTTCCCTGTTACGCTCAATACCATGCTTGGTTATAAGGTAATCCCTTATCTCATCAATGGTGGATCCCATCTTTTCCAATCGTGACATCGCTTTTAAGATAGGCTCGAAAGCCGCTTTTCTATAAGCGTTGAACTCCGCTTCATTAACAGAGGAAAGGGCATTCTCGGCCATATAAGCGTTCTCATAATCCAATATACGACTCCTCGTTGCCTTTGCCACGGCATCCTGCAATGTTTTAAGCCCTAGCATAGAATCCTGAAACGCCTCCTGAAATTGATAGGACGATGTAGATAGGGTACGCTCATATTGATCTTTGGCGGAACCTACCTGTTTCTCTACTACTTGGATATCATTATCAGCGAACAATACCGACTCATTCCGCGCGTTCTCCCTAAAACGGATTGTTTTCTCGGCGAAAGAGAAATCATCCGTCTTTTCCCTTACGCTTTCTCCAACGCCTCTACCCTTGTTTTCAGATCCTGCACGTCCGATGACAGTCCGATCACCGCCGATTCCATCCCGGACACTTCCGTTCCTATCGCCCGTATCTCCTCCGTCAAATTGGTCTCCATAGTTGTCAACTTGGCCGTCAGTCTCTTTTCCATTTCGGTCAGTTGCGTTTTCAGTTCCGTCAATAGCGTTTTCAACTCCCCTTGGTTTGTCGATATGGTCTCGTTCACTTTCGTTTCCGTTCTCATCAACGCCATCGATTGTCTCGAGTTCCCTTCCAGTACCTTTTGTTTCAGAAGGTTGTTTTCCTTTTTCAGGTTCAATATCTCTTGCGATTGATCCATTTTCGTTCAAATTTATATTGTTAAGACTTAATCTATTTCTCATCACGATATCCTCGGCTACATCCATCAAGTTTCCTTGCTCCAAGTTCTTATAGCTTCTCCAGAGGATATAACGGAGGTCATTATCCGATAACTTGAAATCAAGGCTAATACCGGCCTTTCTCAACATATCAAGAAAAGAGTCCTTGATCTTTTCCCATAAAGAACGCTCGGCCTTGTTATCGAAACCACGTTCCGCTAATTCAGCGATGTATTCCTCTGTAGCCTCACGCAAGTTAAGAGGATTGCCTTTAGTCCGGTCAATGATATTTTTCCGGATATCCTCGTTGGCGTTCCGATACACGTTATCAAGGAAAGTATCGAAATCATCCCCGAATAGCTCACGTAACCCATGATGCCCTACCACCTCATGGAGGAAAGTCCTTTGAGCGTCACCTACGGACGTGGAATTAGGTGATACTATGACTATCTCCCCGGTAGAAGTATCATACCAGCCTTTGGAATCTCTCTTACGGGCCAACATATTCTCATCCGTATCGTTTATATCGTCCACGTCATGGATTACCCTGACAGGGGTATTAAGCTTGTTTGACCAATCGTTGATTGAGGATTCAATAGAACTTACATTATCCTGATTATTAGTTGTATCTACTCCCATGAATCGAAATCGAGTCTCTCCTTCCTCTTTTACCAACGTACCATCAACGTCAAGAGTTGATTCTAACTGAATATCCTCAGCTTTAGCTTTTTCAACTAATTGTCTCTGCAGATCATTAACCTCTGCCTGAGCCGCATTAAGTTCATCCTCTTTTCCCCACGGTTTCTTAACGGCTTCCTCTAATCCCGCTATCTTGTTTTCCTCTGCCTTTATTTTAGCGACTATATCTGAGACGGATTTAGCGGGAATCCCCAACTGCCTGTCAATGCTAGCCATCAAACCCTTGCCGCCGCTAAAATCACGATTCTCAACCAGTTTTTCCTTTCCTAAATATAAGCTATAGACCATCATACCTTCATTGAAATGCACGATTGCCTCGCCTTTTCCTCCATTGAGACTGATTTTCAGAGGAGGGGTGTTTCTGTCAAGCGTATATCTATCATAGTAATCATCAATAATGGGCGTAAGCTCATTCGATATACCATCGCTGAAAGTATTGCCTTTAACAGTCACGGACTCAACCCCATCAGGGAAGTTCTCTTTTACGATATTGGCGTTCCTTTCCATGATATCCTTCCGGCTGTTGTATTCTTGTATCCTAAGTTTGGAATTAGATATAGAGTCACGCATGGAAGACTTACTGTTAAGATCGCTCCTCTTGGAGTTTTGCAGTTTCTTTAACTTGTTCTGTGCCACAAACAGCAGTTGGGCGGTCTTATCTCCTGATAACGTCGCCGCCATCTCACTAAATGTCATTCCAGACGGATCACTATCGTCTTGCTCCTCCATGACACGAGACGATATATCGCCCTTCATCATCTGGTTGATGAAGTTTTGTTTTATACGAAGCCTGTCATAGGCGGTAGCGTCAAGGGTACCTTTAACCCCATATGTGACGATGTTCACCGGTTTATCCCATGTGGCGTATAAGTTTCCTTGTCGTAAGATACGACCGTTGCGTTGCTCAAAATCCATAGGCCTGATTGGAGCGTCAATATGATGCAGGGCGAATAGACGATCTTGCACGTTGACACCCACTCCCATTTTCTCAGTGCTTCCAATAAGAATGCGCACATCCCCATTACGGACCTTATCGAACAAGGCGTTTCTCCTTTCTCCCTCATAATTGCCAACGATAGCTATCTGATTAGACGGAATACCTCCCTTGGTAAGCTTTTCCTTTATATCGTTGTACAAATTAAACTGAGGAACAGATAAATCGACATCGAATAAATCCATTTTTGGAGTCTCAGAAGGGGATTGATAACTATCGCAGAATATAAGTTGCGTGCCTTTGTCCTTATCGCTCTCCTTATATAATCTCAACACGTTATCGACCACCTTGTTTGTCTTGCTATCAGGATTGTCGGGAAATGTAGGATTAAGCAAGCGAAGGTCAATCGCAGCCTGTTTAGCCTTGCTGAACACGACCAAGGGTAGTGCGCTCTTATCCTTCTTCTCTTTTCCTGTCAATTTGTTATAATCCTCTAATTCCTTGATAAGGGTTTGCATGACATCCTCCAAGTCCTCGTTCTTCTCGACAATGACATTGGTCATCTTATTGTCTTTCAACTTAGGGATATTCTTGTCTTCCTTGAACTCCTTGACATCCTCTGTCAAGACAACGTCCGTATGGCTCCTGAACGCCTTTATAAGCTCCGGGACATTCGTATAGCTCTTGAACCTCTCGGCTATCTTAAAGTTACCGGTAGCGGTAAACTCCAATGACGGCTCAACCGTTCCAAAAGTGGTAGCGAACTCGTCAAAGCTATTGATATTATATGCGTCTAGGATATCGGGTGCCACGAAATTCATCATAGTCCAGACCTCTGCCATTGTATTAGTGATAGGGGTACCGGTTGCCAGAACCACGTTTCGACCACCATTATTCTCAGATATCCATTGGGCTTTTAGCAACATACTATTAGCTCTTTGTGACGCGCTCGTATCGATACCTTTAACGTTCGACATCTTACTTGGGAACCCGATCTTCTTATAATTATGCGCCTCGTCAATGAACAAAGCGTCAACACCCATTTGCTCAAACGTCATGACGTTATCAGTCCGCCTGTCAAGAATACGCTCCGTCTTGGCCGTGATAGTCTCCGCTGTCTTTGCCTTGCCCTTTACGTTTTTCCCTTTCTTTATACCTTCCAGAGAATCACGCATACTCTTGGCCTCCCTTTTCAATCTCTCCTGTAAAGCCTTGTCTTCTATGCGATCGATAGCCTCCTCAAAATCATCTATACGCTTTTGGATATATGCCTTTTTCCTTTCCTCGCTATCCGGGATAAACGCCATGAATGACTGTGGGACAACGATAGCGTCAAAATCTCCGGTAGCTATAAGATTGAACAGCCTTGTCCTATTATCGGCGTTACGCTCCTCCTTTGTCGGAGATAGAATCTTAGCGGAAGGATACAGTTTATAAAAGTCACGGACGAAATCCTCTAGGGTAGCGTTTTGGACAACGATCATGGGTTTTTTCGCTATACCTAGCCTTCTCATTTCCATAGCGGACGTAATCATGGTAAAGGTCTTACCCGTACCGACTTGGTGAGCGAGTAACGTGCTCTCGGATAGACAACGTTGCACCGCCTTGCTCTGGTGATCCCTAAGCGTTATATTCTTATTAGCGTTAGGATAATGCTCAAAAACCGGTTTGTCATACTTTTTTAGTACATAGTTGTTATATTTATCATTATACACGTCCTCAATACGACCATGGAACATCGTTTTAGAATCAATATACTCCACGAACTTATCGGACATGTCGGATATTTTCTCGGCAACAGCCTGTGTCTCCTGCTCGTTTACGACCCTTCTCGTTTTCTGCTTACCGTCCTCATAATATTTAATCTCGTCATAAACCTTGGGTTTACGTTGGTTAAGAGCGGCCTTGAACACGTCTATAGCGTCCATTCTCTCAGTCTTGAATTGACCGGCTTTAGCGTAATCGGTTATGAACGCCCTCTTATCAAGAATATACTCACCGATCTCCGGGATAAAATTAGCGTTAGCGTAAGATATACCCAGTACATTATCAGCGAAATTATTTATAAACTCAGACGGGATCCATGTAGTCCCCAGTCGATAACTTATCTCACCATAGGGTATACGTTCTGGCTGTACGGCTTCCAAGTCATCCACGTTTTTTTGAAACTCCGGATGATCTTCCAAGGCCGCCTTAGCCTCTACCAACTTATCTTTTACGTTTCCAGAGAGATATTCGCTCTTATCTATTATATTGCCGGTAACAGGATCCCTATAAGCAATTCCCTTCTCTAGTATCTCGTTTATCACGTTCACCTCATCCATACCCGTTATCTCCGAGATATAAGGTATATCAATATTACCTTTATATGACTTGCTTATATTGACGGCATCCAAGACATTATCCGCTTTTGTCGGTAGCTCGAATGGATAACTTACACGCTTATTCAAGATACCATCCGCTTTCGAGACGTCCCATACCATAGATTTTCCGGTCGTGGAAGGTACCCTTCTAACGGTTTCCAAAGAGAAGGGTAATCCATGCTCAACATCCTCGGCGAAAATATCGTCCAAAGCCTTGTTCCTGTTAAGTGTCCCATATTTGGACACGAAAGCATCATATACTTTGTTTAGCCTTTTCCTCGCGGGCTCGGGGTCCACACCCTTTGTTTGCTCATCATGGATAAGATCGTATAGATTTTTCTTTATATCATTGTAATCATTTACCGCATCCGCTATTTTCCGGGTCTTACCATTATGAACGAACGTAGGATTTGCCTTAATCGGTTTTAACGAGTTCCCATCTAAAACAAAGACATTGCCATTCTGGACGGTAATAGTACCATCTTTCAAAGTGGAGTCACCCACAACCTCCGGCCCTTTAGTCTCTACAACACCTGATAGGATATTCTTTGGTAAGTTATCAATAGCGTTAAGTAGCTCCTTGCTTAAATCGGCCCCGGGTTTGGCTTTCAATGTCTGGGACGCTCCACTATATAGACCTCCGCTACCAGCGTCATAAGCGGTCATCATATCACCTAACATCATATCGGGATGATTGGAGAAATACTCGTTAACCATGATAGGCTTGCTCCTTTTATCCCCGTCCTCCATATAAGTTCCTTCACCTATTTGCGTTGTAGTAGTGAACCCTATCCCATTCGAAGGTTCCCCATACTTTCTTTTACGGAATATAACGATGTCAGCCGTGACACTCGTGCCGGCCCCTTTCTGGAAAGCGTCATTAGGCAATCGAATAGCTCCGACCAGATCATAGCCGTTTCCACTCACGTACTCACGGAACTTACTATCGGCCCCATCCATCGTAGCCGAGGACGTGACGAATACGCCGAGACCACCTTCTTTCAATTCCAGAAGCCCCTTTAGGATAAAATAATTATGGAGATTATAAGAGGAACCAAGTTTCTTCCTGAATTGCTTATCTAAAACCTTATCATATGGAGCGTTTTTCCCGAATGGGACGTTGGTGATAACTAAGTCTTTCGAGTTTGGAGAAAACGCTTTCTCATATCCTTGTACCTTTATATTAGCGTCAGGATATAAGGCCTTTGCCATACGACCGGACAAACTATCTATCTCGAACCCACTTATACTTGAGTTTTCAGATATAGACCTAGGCATCATACCGATGATGTTACCTATACCCATGGCGGGTTCACTGATATTGCCGCCCTTGAATCCAAGTTTCTCCGTTATTCCCCATAGGCTTTCCACGACCTCGGACGGGGTATAATGAGAGGTTGTCGTGGAACGGACGGCACTGTCGAACTCTTCTTTACTTAATAAGGATTTTAGTTTCTCGTAATAACGTAGATACTTATCATTCCAATTTCGATCCTTAGTCCAATTGTTGTCACGTGCGTTGTATTTGCCTTCGTTCAAGGCTTCGGCCAAACCTCCCCATCCAACGTACCTTGACATCTTGGCTTGTTGTTCCGGGGTAGGTTTTCCTTGGCCGTCCTCTACGTCTTTCAGCGTTTCTATCGCCTCAATATTGGCTTTTAGCTTGGATATATCACCGGAAGGAAGCTCAATACCTTTCTCCGGGAAGCTGAAATTGTTTTGATTCCTTACAACAGGCCGCTTGTCGCTGTCGCTGATAGGTATTCCTCGGCCTCGCTCCGTGTCAAGCACATCACTTCCATGCACGCCTCCACGGTCTCCTCCGCGTTCAGATCCTCGATCCTCTTCCCGTGCTTTTCTTCCCACGCCTTGATCCGCTCTTGAATTTCCTTGCTCATTGTCTTTAATATTATTAGGAGTGAATAAATCGTTACCATACAAAGGTAATGGTTTGTCTTTGTTGTCCGTTTGCTTTTTCCGGCTATTTTTTATTTTTTTCTTCGCGGCACTCGCTTGTCCGGCAATCTCTGTCTCTCTAACCACGGTCTCGGCGGCATCCATTATATCCGGGACAGGCTTATCAAAATTAGCTACATCAAATGAACGGACATCCTCATAAGCGGTCATATCCTTATCCCATCCGTTATCTCCTACTTCGGGCAAATCCCTCGCTCCATTGTAGAATGCTTTAAGATACGGTCGTATAGCGTCACCTAGATCATCGATCATAGCCTTTGAGTAATCAGAGAACTTACGCAATCCTTTCTCTATATGATAAACTGCCATTTCAGTACCTATCGCCAGTATCTCAGGATCAATACCCATATTCATTTGACCGCCGAGTTTTGCCCGCATTCGTTTTTTAAGTTCCTCATAACGCTCTTCGGAAACAAGTTTGTTTCCGTTAGTTTTTTTCGCTACAGGTTCTTTTTTATATACAGTAAGTCCCGGATTTCCTACAACTATATGACCTCCACTGGACTCAACGATATCCCGTAATGATAAGTTAGGGTTTTCTTTGGTCATTTTATAGTCTGAAAACGGTTTGGTCTTCCGGATTGAAGAATCAATCCATTTCTTGAACTCATCCAACGCTACCCCGGTAATGTTGCCTAACCCTTTCCAGCCTTCCTCATAGTTTGACAAGTAAGCGGACCTAGCGTCTTCCAAGGAAGAGAATCCCATCATAACCTTATGCTCGTCGAATAAACCATCAGTATTCACCTGATCCACGACATACACCATGTCGCTATTCATGTCCGGACCTAGGAATACATCTATATGATCACCATCCACACTTTCAGTACCTCGAATGTAACCGTAAGTGTTGTTCATGGTAACAGACCACTCTTTTCCATTAGCGTCCTTACCGGAACGGACGGAACCGGCGGGCTGCTCTATGGTGACATCGAAACCGTTTATCTTTATATGGCCTTTCTTGTAATTGCCGGCCTCTTTCTGCGCCTCTGTTGGATTGGTATCAACCTTTAGCTCCTCTTCGTGCAATCTCTTAGCCTCAACTATGCGTTCGGCATAGTCCAATGGGGTCTCATTCTCCTTTGGAGAAGGAGCGACAAAAGGAACTAGTCCCCTTGATGAGCCTTCTTGTGTAGCTCCATCCGTGCGATCAATGTCGGGGCCAGCCGATTCTCTTCCCTCAACCTCTCCAGTTCCCCCGGTCTGATCAAGTTGTTCTCTTGGCAATACCTCGCCGCCTCCCTCGCGTAAGCCATCGCCTCCGCTTTCGTCATTTCCTTCAATGTTTTCATTTTCTATCGGTTTATTTTGCGCTAAGATAGCGTCTATTTCATTTTGTTCGTCAATTATGGCCTGTATTTCATCCGCGATTTGCGAATCAAGCTCGCCTCGCTCCTCATCAGTCAATTGTTTCTCCGAGAAATCACGTACCATGCTTTCCTCATACGCCTCGTATTCTTCCGGGGACATATGATAATTCTCCTCGCACCACTCAGCGTAAGCGTTGTACTCGGCCTGTCTCTCACGCTCAGCGATCGCCTCACGGTTCCTCTTGACATAATCGATCAAGTCTCCACGTGTATGAGCGGAAGACAAGACCTCTATGATAGCGTCCCTTCCGGCGTTCGTATCGTTCTCATCGAAGAAGTTAGTGCCATTCTCCCTATCGGCAAGCTCCAATATCTCACCCGCCCTCTCTATATTAACACCGCCTTTCTCCGGAGAGGCGAACAGTCCGAACATCCTCGCTGTCTCATTATTCCCGGCACCGGTCTCTTTCTTGTAACTGTCACGTGTCAATTTGATCGCCCCATTAGCCAGCATCATGGCCGCAAGCTCCTCTCCGCTCATAGGATCACCCATCACGGAGATCTCCTTCGCTATGACATCACCCGGCTTCTTGCTGGCCTCCTTGATATCATCATCAAGATTAGCCCAGAAATCAGCCTCGACCTTGATCGCCTCATATTCTTGTCGGGCTTTTATCAATGCGGCCTCGGCCTTATCCTCTTTTCCGATAGGGGCGTCATCGTATGCCTCTTGCGCCTTTTCCAAGGCATCGGACGCTTTTTTAAGGCTTTCATCGAAAGACTTTCTCGTCACCTCGATCTTCCTTGGCATCTTATCGCCATATTTATCATAAAGGAAATCCAAGGTCATATCCGTACCTGACGATACGAAATCAGGCGTACCATCTTCTCGCATGACCATGGAAGGTGTCTCTACATTGCTAGGTTGTATTGTCTGATCAATGTCACTTTCCGTCTCGATCTCACTCGTTGGCTGGTTGATCGCATCTTCCACGGGAGGTGCAGAGGTTATCTCGGCATCAGCACTTGCTACATTATCATTCTCTGGCGACACCACATTAACTTGTTGAGCGTCATATATGGCATCTTGAAGATCAAGAATCTCATTCTCTGTTATAGGCATTGCGGGGGAAGAGCCATTCTTGGCTGTCACCTGCCCGGTTTCTCTATCATAAGCCGCAGGTTGAGCGATCCAATCACCGTTCTCATCTTGTCCTTGAAGGATAAACGCATTATCCCCGTTCCATATGATCAACCCCGGCTTTGGTAATTGCGTCTTAGGATTATGATGCATGGTCATGTCAAGCTCGGACTGGCGGTTAGCCAATAATTGATCCTCATAGGTCCGTCTCATATGACCGGCATCTTGCTCTACTATATCGCTCAACCTTTTCACCGAGACCATCCGATCCTGTCCGTTATCGGAAATAACGGCCTTATCTCCCTCGATACTCCTAACGTACACAGGTCTTTCCACATTTCCCTCGCTAAGCGTAGCCGTGGTAACGATAGACTGACCATCAGGATTCGTGGTAACATAAGGAGTAATATTATTGGCAACGTAAGTTTCAACCTCATTGTCTATTTCCTCGCCTATACGATCCTGCAAACCGGATATCCTGAGATAATCAGCGTAGAATTCCTCGGCTAACGGACGGGCATCCGCATTAACCCCATCAAGAAGGCTCATCACTTGAGCCTCGCTAGCTTTATCATCCACATAGCTTTCTATCGTACTAGCCAAACCCGGTACCATTTCAGATAGGGAAAGCCTTGTCTCTTCCATCTTTTTGCTCGCCGTTCGTATATTGCCCGGATCAGTCATATTTCGACCTTCTTCCTCTGCCTCGGCAAACCTAGACTTAGTTAATAGAGGAGGAGTTCCAACGCCTTGATCTGTTACATTGGAATCGGTGATAGGCTGCTGAGCCTGTTTGCCTCCTATTTTATCCGCTACGTATTGCGCACCTTTAGCCAACGCTCCGGCCCCGGTGAAATAAGCGCCGCCTCCCATACCATAGACAAAGCTCTGCAATACACCATCAGTCAAATCCCTTTCCGGATCCGCGCCTGTTATCTTATCCGTTATATTCTCCGCTAGCGTGGAAGATACCTCTTCGATACCTTCATTTACAGGCTCGAAAAACATGCCGAATTTTTTATAGTACTCTTGCATCTTACCCATTATGCCACGCTTGATAGCCTCTTGCGCCTTTTCCTTTCCTAACGTCTTGAATAAGGTTGACATCCAAGCCTTGGATACGCCAGCGCCCAGCATCTCAGACAAGGATTCTGCCGTACCAGTAAGAATAGCGTTAGATACCTTTGCGAACTCTCCCATGTTTGGGTTATTCTGATCGAGATCATCATATTTCTGGCTAGCCACTATTGACCCTATACCAGCGAGTCCGGCCGCTGGAGCTCCGGCCATTGTAGCGGCCATGGCCCCGATTGACATCGGAAGCGACTCTACGCCTTGCAAGGCTATATCACCTATGGCACCCATATAATTCCCTTCTTTCCAAAGATCGGTGAAATCCTTGCCATTGTATCTGTTTGACCTTGCCCGGGAAAACTCCGCATCAGCCTTGAATCTATCTGAGATATCCTTGAATGCCCCGCCACGTGGGATCAGTCCTCCCGTTGCGGATTCCAACCCTTTAGCCGCCTTATCCAAGACCCCAAAGATACCAGCACCAAGATCGGCTCCTCCTGCGTTTAGCTTCTGTATAGCGTCTCCAGCCCAAGTATTCATAAAAGAAGAATCCTTCTCATACTCCGTAGGAGGTGGAGGAGTAGCGGTCTCAATCTTTCCTTTTTTACGCAAGGACTCAAAATTATAATCGGCAGAATTATCCCATGGATTAACATACTCGGATTGATCTGATTTGGGAATATCAACCTCTTGTCTTAGGGATATAGGAGGAGGATTAACACTTGATTGGGAAACATAGTCTGTCTCTTTAATATTTTCGTTATTAATTGGAGCATAGCCTAATTTACTCTCGAATTGGGAGAAATCTCCTAAATCTTGCCATCCATCTTTTTTCAAGACATCATAAAGCATTTCACGCTTACCTGAGTCTTTCAATTTCCCCTCAAAAGAGGAAAAATCGCCCAAATCAGTATATCCATCGCTTTTTAAAGCGTCATATAATTTTCTGGTATTGTTCACTTCCATAATTTTACCAACCTACATTTTTAGAACTCGAATTATTATCCCAACCTATACTTTTCTTGTTAGTACTAGTAGAAGAACCTCCCGATCCAATTATCTGATCAAACTCATCGTATAATTCCGGGAAATTCTGAATATTACTCATGACAATAGCGGCTTGTTTGGTCTTTTGGTCTCCACCTTCACCAAACTGCCACGATATATCCGATATACTCTTATTCTCTTTTGGATGATCTTCCGCATACTCCAACATCCTCTTATACATATAAGCGATAACCCCATCTTTATCCTTACCGGACAAAGTGAAACGTTTACCGTTTCTGCCGATGATATCAATAGACTTATCCGCCCCAGATCCATTAGCTTTAGCTGTACGATATTGCTCAAGACTACGGAGATTGGATTGCCTTATACCCAACTCTCTCTCTTTATATGCTGCATCTTGTTTCATCTTCCGCTCCTCCCTGTCATTCTTTATTGCGAATTGAGCGTCACTTTGCGCTATCTTGGCCTTTTCCAAATCATTCTGGGCTTTTCTCGCTTGATCCTGTCTATAAAGCTGCAATGCCCTTTGATAATTATTCATATCGTTTTGCCTTGCGGCCAGATACCCGGCCCCGTATCTTTGCCTGATAGCCTCCAACCTGTCAGAATAGGATTGTAGTTTAGGATCAGCTACGGTGGATAGTTTCTGCGAAGGTGCCTCTCCCGCGAATGCCAAATTGGAGAAGGAAGACAACACATTGCCTAGATGCCCGATTCCAGTAGCTACGGAAGCGGCCCGTTTTCTTCTCTCCTCCTCCTCTTGACTTATCGGCTTTTGAAAGAGCGTCTCATAAAGCCTTTGGTTCCATTGGTAATCGTTCATTTGAGGCTCGACAACGCTCGCTTGCGGAGCGGTCTCATCCGTATTATCCACGGTTGGAGCTATAGGGTTCTGGCTTCCGGCAACCTCCGGCTCAACCAATGGCGTAGTGGACAATTCCGGCCTTTGAACGACCGGGGTCCTTTTCCTATTATATCTTTCTTCTAATGTCATGGTTGTTACTTTTTGAATATAGACTCGAATAATCCCTTACCCTTGTCAAGATGGGCTTGCGCATCAGCCCCAACGAGGCCCATCCCTGCCTGTAATCCTTGATTAGCCGCTTGCGTGGCGTTTGCCGCCTGTTGATTATAGATAGACAGCCTTTGGTTACTGATATTATTCTTGGTGTTGAGATATTGGGATTCCACAGCATCCTTCCGTGCGGTAGCGTTAGCGGCTATACCACTGGCGGTATCGGATATCACCTCGCCCGCCGCTTTCTTGGCCTGCGCTACGGACTCATCAGTAGCTCCTACGACCGCGGCGGTACCGGAGGCCTTACGGTACTGCTCATCCGCTAATTCCCTAGCCTTGGTCAAGGCGGCTTGCGCCTCCGCGCTTTGGGTATAATCCTCGTTATACCTACGGTTAAACCAATCCTCATTCTCCTTTGCCTGTTTATCCAACACGGCGTTCGCTTTTCTAGCCGCCTTCCTTGCCTTTATTCCCCCGGCAATGCCACTCGCCAAGGAAGTGGCGGCTCCAACTATCGCTCCGATCATAATCTTGTCTTTTCTCGCAAAAGAGATAAATAAAGTGACTCGTGTTTGTTACTTTGATCATTATCTCCCATCGGACACCAAAAAATCAACTATTCTATACTGTTTTCTATCATCTACGAATTATTCGTGCATAGTTAGGTCCGGTCATATAGGCATTATTGGTATATTTGCGAGAACAAATTTTATTGTATAACCATGAACGAGGAACTAAAACAACTTTTGGAGTGGTTCGATAACTACGATATCACATTTAACGAGATAAGACTGTCACAATGTCAATATATCTTTGACTTACGAAAATTTATCTCTGTCCAAACGAACTCTGTCCGAAAAAATTGGGACAATCCGACATTTGAGTATGATATTTTGAGCCTATATCAGCTTAAAAAAGTGCTGGAAGAAAAAGAGAAAGAAAATATGCCATAAAGCATAAAAAATAATCATTGAAAAACTTGCGTACTATCAAATTTGATAGTATATTTGCAATACAGAAATAACAATAGAAAGGGCGGCAACCTATAAGCGGCATAAAATCATGAAAACTTTTAAGTACGAAAATGGATTCTCTAAGAGAGACGTTGAACTAAAATTAGTTTACAACCGGTTTCAGCAATTTGTCCATGTTGCCGAAGATGAATATTACGAGTTAAGCCATATATATAATGACTCGAAGAAGGGATGCTATAAAATAGTAGCCAGATTAGAGGATGGCAAAAAATTCAACGTGAACATGAATAATGGCGTCGCATATTACACCAACTTAGCGTTTTAAATAATTAAACGCTGAGCTATCGGCATGACGGGCAAATAAAAATGAAGACATTATATTGCAACAATCGTGAATTATTGGAGATTTTAGAAAATAATGGTATTAATATGATCTGCAATGAAAATATGCAGATAGAAATATCTGATGAAGATGCGGAAAAAATTGACAGTATTGTAAATGAGCTTGCTCCTGCTGCATCTGGAGATTATGCGATAGAAGATATAGAATGATCATTATGGAATATCTAATAAAAGTCTATCTATCGGGAGGCGACGAGGTACACGCCCGCTCGGAAGAATCCAGCCGAGAGGAGGCATGGAGCCGGCTAAAGAATAACGAGGAGTTTATATAAAATAGTAGAGGCCTACAATAATCTATGAAACAAATAGAACTTAATCTACCGGAGTGGGTATTTTGGGATGCCCATTCTCATGAAGGGAACTTATTGGGAGATCGGACAATCATCGAGCATGTACGCTCGGCTTCCGTTTTCGAGGTGTTTGATAGGGATTTTGACTTGATAGGGCTTAATCCGAATGTATTGACATTTAAATTCAAGAACGAAGGATCAAGAACCGAGAGGCTGTTGATGGCCTTGCATCATAGTTGTACTCTTGATCCTGTGGAAGACCGGGAAATGTTATTAGGAATAATGAAAAAATGTGCAGTATGGTACTGCAATTACTGCGATTGGGAGGACGCCCAAGATGAATAATAGAGAAAGAATCGGCAAAAGAATAGCTCAGCTCCGCATGGAGGCTGGCGTGTCTCAATATAAATTGGCGGAACTTACAGGCCTAGCCCCGGGTAATATCGCCCGGATAGAGACAGGTAAATACAGCACTGGTATAGACATCCTGTCCAAGATAGGAGACGCATTAGGATATCAGCTAGATTTCATCGAAAATAAACAACATTAAAAACTAATATCATGGCAAGAACTATCAATTATGAGCTAAAGGCTCAAAAGATCAAGGGTCAAATAGACGAGTTAGTAACCGCTCTTTTGGAGGAGAGGATAAATTCCTTTGACGAGAGCAATAAGAAGATAAAGATTGCAAATGTAGATCTTGAAGGGTTGAGCAATCTTGAGTTGCAGCAGTTACAAGTACGTGTATCTAAACTCTTACTAGAAAGGACAAAATAGTCCTATTTGTCGCATCCAAAAAGTATAACGCCCGTGTTTTTTCTGACACGGGCGTTTTTTATTGGTCTATTTGTCTTATAAGTATCAAAAGCCTTTTCCTTTTTGTCTCATAAATATCCGGTATTCGCCTTTATCTAAATTGTCTATCCTAAAATCAACCTTGGCTCCATCTGGAACAAACGACGGGACATGCCCCGCTAGCTTTTTTATTATTTCGTCAATGTTATTATATCCTATATCCGTAAATGAGAATATCTCCTTGCCTTGATATATGACACTGCCTTTAATCATCTGTCTAAAAGATATTTTCATCTGATCATCAGGGTAATATTTCACAGGATCCTCATATACCATTTCTTCCTTTTTTTGGTTAAATACAAAATCAATAACCTTATTGTTTATCTCAGAGACTATAGAGTAATCCGGTCTTACATATATCTCTGTAGTCTTATGAGCGCTTGAATGATTCATACAGAAAGCCACGTCATACATTGAGGCTTTTATATCGTTTCTCGCTATGGTTCCCCATGAATGCCGGAAATTATACATACATATAGCATTGAGACCGCCATGTTTGCAAATACGTTTCAATCCAGAGTTCATATTTGCGTTGAAAGAATCGTCATCACGATAGGTTTTATGGAAATTAAACAAAAACTCATCATCATCCGGTGTAAAGTATTTTTCCATGACAGGACGGAGAATATCCGGAACAATAATCTCCATATACGCCTTATCCCTTCTGAATTTTTGGGTCTTAGCCCTATTATAACAGAATGTCCAGCCTTTCAAATTGGACTTCTTTGCCCTAAAAAGGTCTACGGTATTAATTCCTGCCAAGCAAAAGACCATCAAGGCTACATCCCTAGCCAACTCTGGAAGTGATAATATCATCTTTGTCGGAGGTATGGGTGTCGCGAAAAACTCACGAACGAAGTCCGCATCCAAGGCCCTGTGATCGGGGGTGTCCGCATTGGGGATTTTTACCTTTAGCCAAGGATTAGTCTTGATCCTGATTATGCCCCTATCGTAATCGTTGAACTCATTTATTGCAGCTTTAAAAATCTGGCGAACATTAACAGGATACATTTCTTTCGCCCTTGCCGTTGGTAATAAGGTTTTTATCCAGTCATTTATGAATTTCGTGGTAAACCGGGAAAACATCAACTTGCTAGTTCCCGCAAATCTCTCAAGATGACAATAGGCCAACTCATAATTCTTGGCGTTACGGGCCATGCCTCTAACTGTTTCCATTTCCCGTTTATACTTTCTCGCATAATCAGAAAAACAGATATCCTCATCCGCTTTTTCCAGATATTCCACTAGGGTTTTTACATCCCATTGCGATATATCCTCTTTGTTTGCTCTCTCCACATATCGCATGATTACATCTGAACAGAAGGATACGACAAAAGGATCTTTCACCTCCCCCGTGCGAGTCAACCCTTTTTTATCAACCATTTTATCCATTTTTATATAAGAGGATTTACGGTTATGGGTTACTCTGATGTAAACAGGATAGAAGCCATCAGAACGCTGCTTTCTAACACAAATCTTAAAAGTTGCCATATATCAACACTTTATACATTAAATTTATGGTGTAAACACGGTGTAAACGCCATGTGCAAATATAGTAAACAAAGTGTAAACATCACATATCATTCAGATCATTTTACGCTAATAATGACATAAAAATATAAGGCTGATAAACAAGACTCAACCCGTCTATCAGCCTTATATATTGATATTTAAGACTTGCAGTTTTTAACAGC